AAACGGTTCTATTCACAATCAGAATGCAATAAATTAGATAATGGAACCTATGTATCAGGTACATGTTATGAGTTAAAAGACGATACAACAAAAGATGGTAAATATGATACACGCAGTACAAACATTGAAAAAAACTATACAGACCTGTGTGGTGGTCTTAATAAAACAACCGTTGTTACACCTGCTCCTACTGAATGCATGATTGATGGCACCTTTGCAGGAAAACCTAATGTTGCGTTTGACTTTACAAAAACAGTGGGTGATAACGTTTCAATTAAGGTGGATGCGAATGCATTTCGTTTATATACAAAGAATGAATGTAAGTTACTAGATGGTACATTTACAAAAATTTCGGACTATGTTAAAAGTTTGGGTGGATCCGATGGCGAGGCTACCAAGGCAGAGCATGTAAATGGCTCCGATATGGGAATGTGTATTAGTGATGAATTAGGATTTTCACTGGCATGTACCATTAATTCAGATAGCACCCCATCTGCTCAAATGTCAGATGCTGCAAAAGGTGCCCTTAAAAATTGGTTGTCATCCTAATGAAATTATGATCTGATTTTAGAATGAATTGTGATCATCATTATCTAGCAGGCAAGATATGCATTATACTGTTTATTACGATGTTGTTATATGTAATATACAGTCCGACGACGATGGTCGATCATTTTGTCGATGTTGCTCGTTGTGGTGTTGATTTACCACCCTGTCAGGGTGAGCATGTACGGTGCATGAATGGATATTGTACATCCGATATTGCGCCTGTCTTACCATCTCATACGGGCCTTTCCGTGTTTCCATAAAAGAAACGGCATAATAAAACCTGTACAATTTCTAGAAAATGGCAAACGGAAAAGCAATGGGTTTGGGAGCGATGTTTCTGCTTCTTGTCGTCGCAGTCGTAATTCTGCCAATCGTCATTCGATACATTGATAGCATGGAATCACAATACATTATTGCAGGTTTTGAAAATCCTGCTCCGACAGCAACTGCCTCTCACGAAGATGTTACTGTTCCATCCTCTGCTACTACATACCGTGTAGCGGATAATGGTCGATACATGTGCAACTCGCCAAATGGAAGCGGTCAGTCTTGCCCTGAAGGAACATTCTGCGATGCATCGACTCAGTCTTGCATTGCGATGTATGCGGGAGGCCCTGTCCCTGATACTGGATATTTTGCATAAACAAAACGAATGATATGTATATCGTCTATTTTGTTTCTAGATTACTGCTTTAATTACTCCGAAGCTGGGGCAGAGGATACCTCCGCCTGTGGCTCGACCACCTCATTCTCCTCTACCTTCTCAATGGTCATGGATGGCTTCTCGATCTTACGCTGTAGTGCCAAATCACCCTGAGAACCAAACATGGAATCAAACTGACCACCCGCGCCAGAGGCACTGGTTGAAGCACCAAAGACCTGCTTGGGCTGATTCTTGGTACGCTCCTCGAAGAACTGCTCACGGTTGTCCTCATTCTCCTTGTACTTCTTCATGAGACCGTTGAGCTGATCGTTCGCATACTCCTGATCCTTGACCTCATGCGGAGAGGGATCCCACGGAGTCCACTTGCCCACCTCCGCCATAAAGATGTTATGGTACTTGTCCTTTCCTTGAAGCTTCTTGGCTCGCACTTCTGCCTCTTTTTGGCTACCACATACACCACGAACCTTGACACCACGCATGGAAGTGTGAAAGTCATTCATTGCATAGAACTCATCCTCTAGCTTGGTCTTGTTCGCATACATAAAATCATCATATGACTCGGCAATCTTCGTCTTGGTCAAATCAGTACGGCTCTTTTGAATAAAGGAGCTGTAGTTGTTAATCACATCCTCAATGCGAAGACGATTCTTACGGCAGATCTGAGCCGCATCAAACTGCTCCTTCTTCTCCAACTCACGAGCATGCTCATCCAACTCCTCATTCATACCCTTTACGGTATCCACCAAAAACTTCTCCAGATTCTTAATCTTCCAATCGACCTCATAACCTTGCAGGAACTTCTGAAAGAAATAGAGCTCCTTCTTTTCCAGCACTTTCTCCGGGCTGAGAAAGCTCAGCAGCACGAAGCGCTGACCAGGAATTTCAGTATCCTCATCCAAGAAATCTTCAATTACGGCGTTGTTGTTATTGCTCATCTCTACGAGTCTTCAGATATCATGCTTTAAACTCGGATTGATTGTGATATAACTATACCCGTGCGTCTGCAAGTTTTTTTCTTACGGGTAAATATAAAAGAATCATGTTGGGCTACGGATTTGCTGAGATTGTTAATCGCATCATTAAGTATTTGATCGAAGGTTTGGTCATCGCCGCCGCTGCGATCTTCATCCCGAAGAAGGCCCTCCCGCTGGATGAGGTTGCCACCCTGGCCGTTCTGGCCGCTGTCGTGTTTGCCATCTTGGATGCCGTTTCTCCCTCTGTTGGTGTTACAGCCCGCCAAGGAGCCGGATTCGGATTGGGCGCAAATCTCGTTGGATTTCCAATGCACTTGTAAGGTAACTGACAAATCATATATCCATAAAGTGTATTTAACAAAAATAACCCAAATACCCCGGGTCATTACGATTTAATATTTTACTCCAAAATCTCAATATTTGAAAATATTATGATAATGGATGTTTTATGTGAAATTCAATATTTCCAAGTTGTTCAATATGAGTTCGATAACTATCAGAATTCGTAATGAAAATACACTGAGGAGTTTCAGATTCTTTCAATAATTCGATTTCTCTCCTGAGCAATCCTTTCCAATCATAGCGATTATGCCATACATCTTCTTGTAATAAATGAATGACTGATTTACCATTTTGAATGCATCGTTTCATTTTCTCTACATCTTTTTGTTGAGTCTTTTCATGATTATCCCAATTTGCAACTTGATCAAAATGTTGTCGACCATCTAGTTCGATCAAAATGTTATCCACTCCAAAATCAAATGGCATAATATTATTTGTTTCAGACCATCTACACCAATCAAATCTCACTTGTGTTTTACAATCATAGTTTTCTTTTAAGAATTGAAGAACTAATTTCTCTGTTTTCTTTTTGCAATAAGGACACCAGTATCCCGTTAGAATATTGTATAATTTTGAGTCAAATTCAGAATGGCATTCATCGCATCGAAAGATCGCTCGTTTTTCTGCACCTTTGAAGGTCATACGAGGATTAATTGTATTACTTTTACTCCAGCAATTCATTCGTGGATGAGAGGCAAATGACTTTTGATAACAAACATCGCATTCTTCACATAATTTACGATTGGAACAATAAGAACATTGATTGTCACGATTGTAATAATGGTTAGGTGTAGTCTCATAATCATGATTGCATGTTTTACAATGAAATGTATATTTTTTATTGGTTTGTAGAAAGATAGTGCGGGGATTGATATTGTTTAAAGGAGACCATGATTGAGCCATTTCATGAGACGCACATGATTTATCAAAACAGACTTTACATTCCTCTGTATCGCATAATTTTTGATTAGCACAATAGATACAATGTGAATCATTCATGATTCTATATAAATGCATATCAAAGGAATGCCCGCATGCATGACAATCAAACCACATCTTTTTATCGGATCGTCTCATAATCTGTCGAGGCACCAATTCATTGCGAGCAGACCAATATTCAGCCATGGGATGAGAAGCAAATGATTTTTGATAACAAAATTGACATTCAGATGAACATAATTTATCACTATTACAATATCCACACCATTGTCCTTTGATCACATTATTACAGGCTAATTCTATCTCATGACCACAATCCTGACAATCAAACTTATATTTCTTATTACTACAACGAAGTACTTGATTCGGTCTCAATTCATTTGACTCACTCCAATTTGCAGAACGCTCATGTGTAGCAAAGGAACGTTCAATACATGTCGTACAATCAACTCCTCCACAAAGTATTTTTTGAGTAGGCGTACAATTCATATTCTGTCTTTATTGATTACATTGTAAGGGATCAAATTTACATAGGAACTAACCTACTAGAAAGTCATGACTTTAGCATCGGTTCAAATCTAGTAAAAATAATCAAACCCAACAATGTTTAACGATGAATAAACTTCAGAAAGTCACGACTGCTTAATGGAACGTCAACTAAATCTCCACGACGAATGATATGATTAATCTCTGAATGAACCTTACAATGATTGGTACGAACCAGTGTAAGATTCAGATGTTTGCGCCCTACTAAAACGGGCGTTCCAAGAAACGTTGCAAGTTTGCCATAATGAATTTTGTTCTTTTGGCTATAATATTTTACTTGTACAATGTTTTGCCAGGTCTCATCCACCAGATCAACGCCCTTATCCATGATGGGAAACCCTGCGTCTCGTTTATGTGAATCAGGAAGGTCTTGATAGACATAATAGCGTATTTGACGGTTTTTTGTAAGATGAATGGCGGAATAGTATTCAAATAGAGTGGGAAGATGAGTAATGGTCAACATACGTTGTTCTAGAAAGTGAAGATGGGGAAGGAGTGTCATGCCATACATCATACCTCATACATGGGTCAAATTTACATCATGGTGCATTTTTCATTATTGTGCTCCATACGTTCGATCGATTTCTTGATGTCTCTTACTTCTTGTAAGAGATCTTGAATTTGTTTTTCAATATGTTCCAACTGTTTATCATCAAGTGATTCACAACTAAACATAAGTTCTGTTTCTTCATTGATAAATCTATCTTCTTTATCTTCTAGTGTAGTAAAAACAGTATCTTCGCAATCTTCAAATGTATCTGACATCTTTTCTATCTTCTCTCTATAATTTATCAAACATGGAGAACATTTTAAGACCTTCATGAAATAGTTTGATATCCGCAAGAATTTTTCTAGCGAGATCTTTGGTGTTCTTCTTGCGATAAGATGAAAATACCCAAATTCCTGAATTATATTGCTTCCATTTGCGATACTGAGAATAATCAGAACAGATATTAATGTAAATGCTATAAAGTTCTTTTTTATACGCTTTATGCATTTCATCTTGCGGTGTTTCTTCATGTGACGTTTCATGAGAACCAGGATCCGTAACGGTCTCAATCGCAATAAATCGATCTTCAAAGACTAAATGCATCCATTTTAACATACGATCCATTTGAAGCAAATCGAGTTCTCGCTCATCATCGGTATGATTGCCAAGTAGGATAGGAGTCGGAGCGGATCGTCCTGAAAAATAAGATGTGTACATACCTGTTAAACTAGATGCCATGATGGGTGCAATGTTGTTCACCACCAGATGATACATAAAATCAGACGCAAAACCCGCCATATTACTCAGACTTGTTTTTATTATTTATGTAGCCGATTATCGTCCATAGAGTTCAACACGCATGTTTCGACTCAGTGCAGTACTGCCGCCATTAGTTACATTCCAACTTGGTGCAAGATCGCCTGCACTATAGGGTCCAAATCCCATACCGATGCCACCTGCTACATCAATGGTATAAAAGTCGGCTTCATTATTCCATAAAAATCCCCATCGAACGTTTGTACTCGCACCGAGATGCGCACCGCCTCCAATCACATGCCGATAGGCACCGACTTGAGTCGACCAGATATTAGAAGAAAATCCTGAGTAGCTATTGGGATTCGATTGATTCAATGTAGAATCGGTTGCATTTCGTGAATTAGAACCAAAACCAGTAACACCCGTTACACGTGCACCGCCATAAAAGTAATAATTCACCAACCATGACCACGAGTCTGTCTGTGAAATACTACCACCCGTGTATCCTACATCAGGCCATAACGCCAACACGTCTTTGATATAGGCACTGTTCATGACCGCATATTTCGCATCTCCATCCGCACGATTGACATTGCCCGTATTTAGCGTTGTACCTGCATCTGTCCAATAGGTAGAGCCATACTCAAAGGTCGATCCACGTGTCGCCTTCATTAACATCATCCAACCACCTCCATTCCATTTACTATCCATGAGGCAATATGTAGAAGTAGATGTGCCATTTACATTCACATAATAGGGACGATCGACATTATTCGCACTGTAAGATGCTTTGAGGAGACGAGCACTCTCTACTGGAAGATTGGAGTCTGTTCCAAGACCCCACCATGCATATCCTGCCCAATTGGATGTTTTAGAAATACCTGGACCGGCAAAGGAAATCGTAAACCCATCTCCTCCTTCACGCTGACCCATTTGCACTCGAATCGGATAATACGTATTCGCGGTTAGTGTAATCGATGCACTTATTTCTGTTACTCCATGAATGCCACCATTTTTAACTAATGCATTCGCTGTGGTATAACCTGAAAGTGCAGTTGCTCCAATCCATAGAAAAGATGCATCATCCGATGCAGTATAAAACGTATATGATCCCGAAGTAGGTGCATAAAAATAACCAAATAACTCTATCGAATAATAAGACCATGTATTATTTGCACTTGGAGCATTTCCACCAGTAATTGCATACGCAGATGATAAATCAGTCGTTAAATTTGGAGTGTAACTCTCGCTACGATTCCAAAACCATGCAGGATCATCGGCGAAGTATCCACCTTCATTTTTTACAAAAGCACCATGTGCAACAATTCCTTGACTCGAGGTATTTGCTTGGGTATTTCCTGAATTAGGTCCTGCAGATGCTCCACTACCTGAACCGCCTGAACCGCCTGAAGTCGATCCTGTACCGCCATATTGGTTGGCATCGCCATGTTGTCCACCACCCACTGCATAGGTAGCTCCATTAATTACTGCAGATGTATTTCCACCATTGACACCTGGAGTTCCACCTGCACCAATGGTAATGGTAGCGGTTGTATTGTTGCTAACAGATACAAAAAAGGCCTGTAAATATCCTGCACCACCACCGCCACCTCCACGACTATTCGCACCTGCATAAATACCACCACCTCCTCCACCTCCCATGAGAAGGATTTTTGCGGTACCCGCTGAAGTAAAGGTATAAGTGGTACTTACATTTGTAAAATATTCTGTACCGCCCAGTTGAATATAAGCAAATCCACTTGCTCCTTGGCCACCTCCATAGGGGATAAGTTGAGAGGGATAAGGATCGGCATTACTTCCATAATCGGTTGTATTGACTGATGGCCAATAGGAATAGTATAGATATGAATTTGAACTACTACCGTTTCCTTGATAAGCGGTAGATCCATTATATCCTTCCATCATACCTGATGTATAGACTGTATTAGAAGATGCATCTTGTAGAAGAACTTGTAACCCACAAATACGATCACCGCAACAACCTTGACGATTCACAACAGTTACCTTATAAATCATTTGTTCTGATCCAAGATCAACTTTTAACCATGGATATTCAGAACCACAACTGGAATGAGCAAATGTACCTTCATTACCATCTACTAGGTTTGAATTGGGAAAACTATTGCCATCATACAAATCAAGACTGGTCACCGTCATACCTGAGGTAATGATATTGGCTCCACCATATTGAGAATAGACGTAGATGCCCCCCAAGTTTAGACAACGACCTGCACCACCATTACTATTTCCATATTGTAATAGAATATATCGTGCTTTCACGCTTCCGCAACCACCTCCGCCGGCTCCGAAGCCCGCACCGGCTGCTCCGCCACCGGTTCCTGCCGCATTGGAAGCGCCAACATTGGGTGTTACTGCAACACCATTTAGTGATATGGATACACCTCCACCGCCTCCACCACCTGCATAGTTTCCTGTGCCTGCAGAGCCACCAAGTGATGCGCCAAATTGGTAGCCACAATGAAAAAGACGTGATTGAAGACCGCTTAATGCGGCTTTTGATTTACCTGAAAATTGTCCGATGGATAAGGTAGTTGCACCGACGCTTGTTATGCCACGGGCATAACCGGTTGAGGAAGCCTGTTGATATTGGCTCATACTGATCGAGCCAGATCCGCCGAGCACCGATTGAATATCGGAGAACTTGATCGGACCCGATGATGTGGGTATCGATGCCATCTAATAGGAGTACAATATATATTGTATATCATACTCTTATTTATTATAAATTCATCTTAACATGTTCTAACATACTGCCAATGTTGATCCTTACAGATCAATTCCCACGTTTTATCTTGTAGATACAATTTATCACGATTTTTGAGCAATGGAAAACAGGCAAGATATTCATCCATTTCTAACAATTCGCAAAATTTGTATAATACATATCCATAGGATAAAAAGTTTCGACGACCCTTTGGACAATGCTTCTTAAAAGATGGCTGGATTTCACGAAACATGGTTCGTAATTTCTCTTCGTCCTCTCGAGACATAAATGGTGCGTTTTGTCCATTCAACCGATTGATAATGTGCGGAATGTGTTCGTAGTATTTGGAGCATTTCATCTTACGCAGAATCTCACGCAACTTAGTGGGTTTCAATGTATTCATATTTGTGATACGTTCTTTTTTGAGCTGAACCAGAATTTCATCATATACATCGGCAGGAATCTCAGTTGATTCTTTGGCTTGAAATTGTGCGAGCCATTCGTTAAAGTGGTTAATCTTTTTGTATGCATAATAACATACTTCACGGGGTGGATCCTTATAAGATGGCTTATCACTATCCACCAAAATAAACTCTTGATGGCCACATTTGGAGCACGTTAGATTGGCCTCGTTGAGACACATGGTCATCTCATTTCCACAATTTGCACAATTCGTCCATGGATCATCATATTCTTCTACTGTATTTCGACCCATGGCAGGGTCTTCGATCTGTAGATAATCATTTAATAGCTGATTTCGTTGAAATGACTTCTTCTCGCTTGGTTTAATGGGTGCCTTTTTATCCGATTCAATATGTTCTTCTGATGGAATCGTCGTACTTGAACCGAACGTTCCCGCCGCCGATCCGCTTGCAGACAGCTCAAATTGTTTTGAGGATCCGTCTTTTTCATCTTGTGCGACCTCTTCCAAAATGGCCAAAATCGAACCTGGTTTTGCTTTATTGGATACAAACGTAGCGGTGCCTTGTTGGATTTGATCCTGAATATCATAATAATGATACAAGATATCGCCTGTTCGAAGATAATAATCCATGATTTCTGAACCGTCTTCAATGGACTTGATCTTCTTTTCAAGTTGTTCCGCTTCTCGTTCCAATCTCCAAATTTCCATGTCTGAAGTGGCCGTTGCCGTTTTTTGTTTTAACTCAGATAATTCCGTTTGATAACGTTCTAAATTGATTTTTTCATCAAGCATGTTCTGAACCTTTTGATTATGGATCGCATCCAGTGTCGTTCGTGCTTCTGGATTACTACGTTTTGAACTTTTTACTTTGAAAAATGCCCCATCACTCATGGTGTACTTATTCCGTATAATTGGAATACGTTTAAACCCCATATGAAAAATTAGTGCGTTTATTTGTAATTAACCGTAAAATAAATACAGTACGGCAAGTTGTTCGATAAGCGATTGATCTATGATCACGCCTCTTACGGATCTATTTCCATTTTTGCCTCCGAGATCTGTAAAATAAAATAGATTGATTGAAAATCAAATTTCCGAAATGATTCCGGTATTCTGTATCACGTGATGTTAAATAACAATCTAATCACTATATGTGATGTTTTTATGGCAGTACAATACATTTTAATACAAAAACTCAAAATCTCCGGCAAGTGAGTTTTTTGAAAAATATGTGTTTCTTATAAAATTATTTTCTAAAGAAGAGATATAAAACAAAACAGATGACAGGAGGAGGTCTAATGCAATTGGTAGCCTATGGCGCCCAGGATGTTTACCTGACTGGTAACCCACAAATCACTTTTTTCAAGGTTGTGTACCGCCGTCACACCAACTTTGCCATGGAGTCCATCGAGAACCCGTTTAACGGCGCCCCGAACTTCGGCAAGAAGGTCACCTGCACCATTCAGCGCAACGGTGATTTGATCCACCGCATGTACCTGCAGGCCACTCTGCCTCAGGTTGCCCTGCAGCCGTCTGACGGCTCTGGTGCTCAGTTCCGCTGGTTGAACTGGATCGGTCACAACATGATCAACTATGTTGAGATCGAGATCGGTGGTCAGCGCATTGACAAGCAGTATGGTGATTGGATGCACATCTGGAACGAGCTCACTCAGGAGGCTGGCAAGCAGGCTGGTTATGCCAAGATGGTCGGCAACGTCCCTGAGCTGACCAACCTGATCTACCAGGGTGGCTCTGGCTGCGACAACGATTGCTATGGTGGCGAGCCCCTCACCTCTGAGGTCATCACCTCTTGCACCCCGATGTACACCCTGTACATCCCGCTGCAGTTCTGGTTCTGCCGCAACCCGGGTCTGGCTCTGCCGTTGATCGCCCTGCAGTACCACGAGGTCCGCATCAACCTCGAGTTCGAGTCCCTGAACAACCTGTGCTGGGACTACTCGAACTCCGCCGACGCCCACGCCATCCGCAACCGCGTTGGCCAGTGCGGCTTGGCTGCTGCCTCTCTGTACGTCGATTACATCTACCTCGACACTGATGAGCGCCGCAAGTTCGCCCAGGTCTCTCACGAGTACCTGATCGATGTTCTGCAGTTCACTGGCGGTGAGTCCATCACCTCCTCGGCCAACAAGCTGAAGTTGAACTTCAACCACCCGTGCAAGGAGCTCGTCTGGGTCGTCCAGCGCGACTCGTACGTCTCGTGCGATGACAACGTCATCAACGCTTGGAAGGGTCAGCAGCCGTTCAACTACTCCGACTGGTGGGACCGCTCCGTCTTGGAGTCTGGTTACTCCGTCACCCGTGTCGAGGGCATGGCCGGCAAGAACCCAGTCGTCACCGCCTTGTTGCAGCTCAACGGCCACGACCGCTTCCAGGTTCGCGATGGCAACTACTTCAACTTGGTTCAGCCGTACCAGCACCACACCAACATCCCAGCTGTCGGCATCAACGTGTACTCGTTCGCCCTGCAGCCTGAGCAGCACCAGCCGTCTGGCTCTTGCAACTTGTCTCGCATTGACAACACCACTCTGTTGCTGACCGTCTCCAACAACGCCGTCGGCACCAACCTGTCATCCACCGTTCGCGTGTATGCCACCAACTACAACGTTCTTCGTATTATGTCGGGCATTAACTTCGTACTAAACACTTGCGTGGTGTTCATGTACGGATTTGCATTAGCAAATCACCTGTGCTCAAGAGCTAGCTGCCTTGCCTCCAAGCAAGGACAAACAGTATGACTAGCTAGTGGTTTTGGAGAGATCCAAAGCCGCAAGATGACCTGGTTGCGGGAAACCCCTTACAGCCTTTGCTACTCACCTTTCATGGAAACATGTAAGGAAATCCAGGGTAATGACCTCGGATATAGTAAAAACGCAAAGGATTGGGCAATCCGCCGACGAGTTTCTAAGGCCGCTATGATAGGCTATGAAACCGTTTCAGAGACTGCAAAGGCATCGGTATTCGTTGAAGGTCTAATCAACCTGAGAATGCTTAAGGTACAGTCCAGCCTCCTTGGAAACATGGAGGGAAATACCACATGGGGTGGATTAGCTTATTCGAACTAAATAGTATTCATCATACCTCCCGGTGTGAAATACATTACAATTTGGTTTTTGTTAGAATATATGTAAAATTGATAAAAATAAATCTCCTATTTTGAAGGTAGACAAACAATCAAAATGGAAAACAAAATACAGGAAATAATATGTGCAGAAGTACAACGAGCAGGAAGACCAGGAAATCCAATTGTATATACACATGTTATATATCATAATAAGGAATATACTATTATGAAAATACTATATCAAGATAGTTATATATATTCAATAATTGACAGAGAAGATTTTATCAAAATAAAAGATATTACATGGCATTATATATCAAACGGGTATGTAAGTCATACTGCACCCGATAATGGTAAAAGAAAGGAACTCTATCTCCACAATCTGGTAATGGGGCGTCTAGGATTCCCAGGAAAAGGGACAACAGAATCCATTGATCACATCAATCGAAATGGATTAGACAATCGTAAAGAAAACCTTCGTCTTGTTACACAATCTTCTCAAAATATCAATCAAAAACAAAAAGAAAGACGTATTGAACTACCAGCTAATTCAGGAGTTACTCTAGATGAAATTCCGAAACATGTATGGTATATCAAAGCAAATGGATCGCATGGAGAGCGATTTGGAATTGATTTAAAAACAGAAAATATAAAATGGAAATCGACAAGTGCAAAGAATGTATCATTACAAGATAAACTAAAGGCGACAAAGGAACAACTACAAAACTATTATCAGCAGTTTCCATATTTGAATCCAAACAATGAGAATAAAAATAAAGAAATGGAAGATTTAACGAAGTCCTATCAAGATATTATTGCTCTTGTAGAATAATGCTATAATTTATTATTTTTTGATTTTATATGCAAGAAAGATAAATCGTAAAATTTGACCGACCGCACATCTTATCATCTCCGGTATATACAAGAATGACATGTCAAGCACCCATTCAACAAGGAGAACGAAAAGGAACACTCTGTGGAAGAGAAACAACCGAAAAGTACTGTGGAAAGCATAAACGCCAAGAGATCATAGATAACGCACAGGCTGAAAATATTCGATATTGTGATGTTGCTCGCGGATGTTTCACTAGGTTAGAGGATTATGAGGCAAAATGTAAGCGCTGTCTTCATAAGGCAAGAATTAATGATAGAAAAGCAAATGATAAAAAGAGACAAGATACTACGATCTGTTTGGATTGTGCAAGAAAATTAACAGATGAGATACAAGCCAAAGGAAAACACGATAAACCACTTCGCAGATGCATTCCGTGTTATGAAAAATTACAAAAACAAGAAAGCAACCGTTCTGAACGTAAGCGTACTTATAAAGCAGAAGCATTTACAAATAAACATGTGATTTGGAATCAATATGTAAAGGGTGCAAAGAAACGTGGTATTAACTTCTCTTTAACTAAAACACATTTTGAATCCCTACTTATCATGCCCTGTTTCTACTGCCGTTATGAAAAACAGAGTGAAATAAATGGAATTGATCGCGTAGATAATCAAAAGGGATATATTGAAAATAATGTTGTAACCTGTTGTGAAGTATGTAATGTACTAAAAGGGTCGCAACATCCACAAGAATTCATTGATAAAATGAGAGCGATTTACAATTATCAAACTTCCAATCAATCAATATCATCTGAAATCGTAGAAAAATGGGGTAACACATATCGTTCTAAAACATCCGCAAACTATAAAACATACGCCAAAAGTGCAAACACCAGAAATATATCATTTGAAATTTCGGAATCAGACTTTATGGCTATGACTCAAAAGTCATGTTATCTGTGTGGTTTATCTGATAAAAATGGCATTGATCGATTTGATAATGCAAAGGGTTATATAGTAGAAAATTGTAGACCATGTTGCGGTCATTGTAATTTAATGAAAAAAGATAGATCATTTGAAGAAATACTTCTACATTCTAAAGAAATTGATTCATCTTATGACAAATTATCAGAATATGTTGCAACGAAAGATATCGCTATACGCATGTCAAAAGTAGAAGGACGTACTAAAGTAGATAATCCAGAAATAAAAGAATGCATTTCTATGGAATATAAACCATTAAATGAAATCATTACGCCTAAAGAGCCTATAGCAGGTGATATTCAACATATATTGGAAAAACAACCTATTATCCCCAAACAATGGAAAACCAAACAAATATACGAGTTTATTCAGGAAAATAAAGAAAATGAATATAAAACGTATTGTGAAGAGCATAATACGATTCAGCAAGACTGGGAAATGGATTGGATTACCTTTGTGCTATCGGTCAAAGCTAAATCATATGAAGAATCAGAACCAATCATCAGGGCATTTGTAGAAAATTTAAGGCGAATTCGTCACAATCAATTGTGTGCCAAAGATACGATTGAGCGAGAAGATCGAGAGCAATGGCCCGCTGTAACGGTTGTAAAAGCTTTCTTAGAAGGAAAAATAGATAAATTCAAACAATATACCGAAGAACACGTGGGGGAAAAACAAGATGATCCAAAATGGATCAAACGATGGAACTCTTTTGTGACATCTTTGGCTAATAATAGAGAAAATGAGAAGTCACTAAAAGATCTGTGTAGCAAATTTATGGCAGCACAACGTATCAAAAAATATAGGAATAAATCTGCATTATAAACAACATTCATAGAGTACTACCCTATCTAAAGCATAATCCCATGTACCAACCAAATGACAGATCAATATGATTATACAAAAATAAGTGAATTTGAAAAATCACAACTACCAGACGGATTTCAAGGAAACGTATTTAATATTTCATATAAATGGTTAGCGATTATTCCTGAACCAACTGAACCGATCAACATCATGGAAATTGGTACATATCATGGTGCAAATGTATGTAGTTATATGAAAACGTATGCAAAACACAACGATACGAAAGTGTATTGTGTGGATCCATGGTTTGATTATGATGGTTATCATGAGTATCAAACGAAACAACCTACGAATTATTCCAAATTTATTCGCAATGTTTCACAATTAGATCCATCTGATCTGCATAAGATTCATATTCATCGTGGATTATCTGAAAATATTGTTCCAACGTTTAAGGATGAATCATTTGACATGATTTACATTGATGGAAATCATGAAAAACGGTACGTAGTAGAAGATTGTGTCAATTGCTTTAAAAAGGTTAAAAAAAATGGATGGATCATCATTGATGACCTGCAAGATGTAGAAGTAAATGAAGGTGTAAGTGCATTTCTTCATTTTTATGGACAATATTTTGATAGCAAACAACTTCAAAATTGCCAGTTATTTCTTCATCGAAATATGAAGTAAGAATGATAGTTAATTAACATTGTTTTTTAATAAAGATTTGTGTATTTTGTAATCCCAAATATTCAATACGTTTATGATATCCTGCTAAAAAGGCATCAATGCCACGTTGTGTCAAATCAGGACCGCCCCATCCATAATCATCAATGATCATGATTCCACCCGTTTTTAATTTACGAAAAGAAAGAACAGCATCTTCTAGTACATATTCAGGTTCATGATTTCCATCCACATAAATAATATCAAAGTATTCATCATCAAATGTTGGAATCTGTTGATTGGAATATCCCCTATGAATATGAATTTTCTTCTTTACACCTGATTCATCAATGTTTTGTAAGAATGTATCATAAATAATATCTTGTTGACCTTTGTATTCGGGGTAAGCATCATAGTCTAGCCATGGATCAATACAATGTAATTCGCTATCAGGATGATATCCATACGATTCTGCAACTGAAATTAAGTTGGCACCATAGAAGGTTCCAATTTCTAGGTAGCGAATCGGACGATCACGATATTCTTCAGGTGGTACAGTCAAAAACCAATTACTTGCAAGACGATATTGTATTCCATGAAAAGGGGTAGATAGTTGCATCTGTATAGATCGCTCGTGTCGCTGTTTATGTAGTGTATTCTTTCTACTACGAGGTCGATTAACCCAAGATGACATTCTGATTATTTCTCATGAATTAATACATTAAACATAACGCATTATAATTGTAATGATTCTTTAATTCGCAGTGTAAGGTTAGCAATCACGGTTTGTAATTCTGAATTTGGTATGGGCGTTCCATCATCTGGTTTGCTTAATAGGATATATACACCGAGAATGTTTTGAGAACCTACACCTGAATACATATAAAATGCAGCAGCATCGGTCGAAGGATCTGAGTAAAGAGTGATCGGACCAAATGCAGAATTCCATGATGGATGACCAAGAAGAATAATCAGCGAACATACGACAGGATCCGTTGCATTATATGTTTGACGATGGCCAGCATAGACCCGAAATCCATTGATAACAACGTTGTTATAAACATAACCAGAGGTCAATGATCCTCCGCCATCTGCACCAATATTACCACCGATTTGCCATCCCACTGGTCCTGATTCACGATAACCCATCACCGTTAATGGATGAGCAGATTGATCAATTTGTTGACTAGAATAATCTAGCGTTTCTTTGATCCATCCTAAACTAATATATTTAAAATCGGTATCAACGCTTGTTTCAGTGATTGTGCTATATGATACATGATATGGAAAAAAGGCATCTAGATTCGACCAGTTGCTATCCAGATAGGTAGATCCTGATAATAACCAAGGAGTTACAACATTACCCGAATCATACATATCATTGGATCCATCCTGAATATAATTGCCGGTTACATCTCCATCACACTTATATGCCCAAAAATTAGAATTTCTAAATTCAGGCATATAATTTCGAAGATAGGTGGCAATGGTATTGAGTGTACCTGGTCTAGTTAAGGGGGACATCGTAGTGGTAACAGGAGGCGGATCATTTACAATCACACAATTACATGCAGGAATGGTGCCATTTGAACCTTCATATTGCATATGAATCGGTCGAGTTCCCGTTTGAATCTGTAGGAGTAGTTCTTGCGATGAAATTGCAAAGGTAGGACGTTGCTTATAAAAGCTGGCTTGGATACGATTTCTCTGTTGTGAAAGTAATGTGGCACAGGACGTATCACGATTTGACATTCTATAGCATATCGTATATTTTTTAATATCGTATTACGTATTTAAAAAAGATACTCTGCTGAGCCGGAATCGAACCAGCGACCTGAGGATAACAACCGTAACCAACTACAGTCCTCCGCTCTACCAATTGAGCTATCAGCAGGCTATCTCCGTAGAAGAATAATAATATTAAGAATATACGCATTATGTCGATTCAGATTGAAATTGCACATTTTTCATGGAATCAGATAATTGATAAATAGGGGTTGTGATAAATGATACTAATTCGACTTTTTGTTGAAGTTCATGATAATAGGTACTATATATTTCGTCAGTCCATAATGCATCACCCACTTTATGAAAAGGGATGATGCCACATGCAAATCCTACTTTATTTGGATATTTTGATAGGGGAATCATCATATCAAATAACGATAAATACATTTTACCAATATATAAGGTATGTGGTGCAAAACATCTTATTCGCAATTCATGAAATGATCCTGGAAGATACATATCATCATCGTTTGCATGCATGATAAACGTCGTTTTCTTTTTTAATTTCATTTGATATTCATTTCTCAATTCATGTTCATGTAATGGACTAGGTTGTTTCATAATATTAATGGTAGAATCATGTCCTTTCAACCATCTGTGATTAAATGTTGATTTTTCAAACATACCATCTCCATTAAATATGATTGTGATGGCATCATCCTCTGTCAATTCATCACGAAGACTATTCAGCATTGTTAATAAACACGGTTTTCCAGATGCGATGATCATAATGTGAAATGTTGTATCGGGATAATCTGGAATTGTATAAGTAGGTTGTTTCGGTCTTGTCCTTTTTATGGCTACCATGTTATCAAATACTAGTAGGAATAAACTTTAGACTATCGTCCTCTCCATACTTTGATAATGGCAGAATCATAGCCGGCTTGTGAGATCACATGAGATGCACCTGCATAGGATAGTTGTGTAGAATCAAATGCATTCGGATATTTAATAATGTCTCCAAAATTAGACAGGGTTCCATCTTGAATGAGGCCATGATACGTGGCGACAATTCCAAAGATTCTCTCAAACAATTCACGATCGGCACGAGTTCGAATGGCGAGAATTAAGTTAGAAAAGATACCATATGTTGTATCAAGATTAGATACAACCTCCCAATCAACAATGGATGTTACACCAAAGCAACCTTTCCATTCTGATTCTTGGCTAAATGCATAGAGTTCATCTGAATGAGACAACATGGTCAAATAGGTACTCAACTTACGCTGATCATTCTTATTTGTAAAATGCCAATGAAAACGAATGTCTCCTTCCAACTCCTTGTCGGTGAATGCTCGATGTAAAAACATACTGTCATGAAGGAAAACCATTCGATCGGCCCACTTGTTCTTTAAGAAATAATAATAAGGAAGAATCTCTCCTGCACCACGGTATTCACTATAAATAATTTCAGTATTGACTAATTTACCGTTCACAGTATTAATGCTTGAATTATCATCAATAATAATAATCGGATTGGTATAAAATTTACGAATGGAATTATATGACGAGATCCATAGATCATTATCTCGAGTGGTTCGAAGATGGCGAAGAATCACAAATACATAGGAACGATCTGCAAATCGTAATTCTTTTGCCTGTGGTGTTGGTGCAGTATGAATGGGTGTAATTGGATATTGTGCATGAGGTTCTGATTTATGTAACCGATTGACCCCCTGATTAGAAGGATTTGACAATGAAGAGGGTTTATATGATTCGGGATAAATAACCTCATTCGTTTGTGGCTTATTCATATATAATTCAGATTGAACCACTTGTGGTTGTTGATCACGAGCAATGATGGTGGGTCGAAATGACTCGGGAATGTGTGAGAGATCACGCTTTCGGGGAATGCCCCGATTTGCCCAAGATGACATTCTTATCCTCAGTATGTTTTAATATGCACAAGAATAACCACAGTGATCTAAACGCAAGGATTAATTTATCACTACACATAAATGGGTTCAATACCGTCGATATTAGCTCGATGCCGTCGCCGACCATCTACAGGGACGGGTGGTTCAGCCAACGGCACCTCTGGTTCAGCCAACGGCACCTGTGGTTCAGCCAACGACACGACTCAAGAAACACATACAAGTGATCATATTACACTTGTTATTGATTCACTTCAGCACTCACTCGAAAAGAGAATCCATGAAGTTGAACAACGTCAGCAACAGTACCAAAAACAATCTTATCTACATGCTCAACAATGTGCTCATCAACAATTCCAGCCCTATCATGTTAGACTACAAGAGAGTATTCAACAGATCGAGATCATTAAAGGAAAAATTCACACATTGGAAGCGACACAGCAGAGTTTATTAGATAACCAAGTCATTGCCATTTCGCCGTAATATATACACTAACAATAGATATGAATACTGTGTTTGGCCTTAATTTTTTCGTATTTTGCATTTTGGTTCTCCTCGTTACGATGTACTTTACAAAAGGGGTACGAGATGAAGGATTTGAAGATGCATCCAAAAAGAAAGAGGCATTTTTTGGAACAAGTCCTGGAACGTTGATTCAATTGGAATCCACACGATCGCCATTTGTTGATGTAAATGCTCGTCCCGAACAAGAAATCGAAGATGCCATTCAATCAGGTTTGACAAAGAAAGCGTTATTGGATATGACAGAATCCGGATCATTTGATACACATTATGCCTCACCATAAAGAATTCGCGCCTCCTCTGAATCCCATACAATTTCCGGTTTTCCATCTGGATAGCAATCATATGGTATTGCCTTCTCGGTTGGCTTTTCAAAGGATAATAACATTTTAAGAGATTCTAACCTTCTACGAAGTGGATTACGAATGGATGCACAACGTGTGCGACCAAGTTGTTTCCATCTCCATTCGAATTGAAGCGCTGTTTTCCACTCAGGAAGAGGGACTTTACATGCCCGTTTCCAGACGAGTCCCTGTGCGACACGAATGCCTGTTGCTCTTGCTCCACCGACCAGCTCTTTATTATGTTGACGAAGTCGTCGATCAGGATCTACTGTTGCACCAACATAGGTCTGGCCTTCTTCTGTATAAAGTAAATAACACCATGCCACACTCATGTATATATTCCTAATTATGTAATATATACATTATATCTTTAGACATTGTTTTTTCCATAGGATAGCTAGTATGGCTTCGATCTGTGTGCCACCTTTTTTTCAGGCATCTGCGATTGCTTATGGTCTGAAAACATTTATGATGAATTCTACCATGCTTGATGTATTCAGCGACGATCCTGTTAAATTACAGACATGGGCTGATATGAACATGATCACATCAGATTGCATATGTCATCATATGATTCCTCGGTATCTATCTACGCCAAATCTGCTATCGATTCCTACTGACCTTCAAGAACACGTACAAAATGCGGAAAGTTCTTCTTTTTTTACAGTCAGTCAACTTCGAACGGTCTATTCCATTCCCGCTCCTAGCAATACACCAATTGTTGTGGGTATCGTGTCATTCGGTGGAGGGTTATACGGCACAGTAGATTCAAATGGTGTTTTAACAAATGGTGATGTACAGGCCTATTGGTCATCGATTGGAATTCCCACGGCAAATCAACCAAAAGTTATTATTGTACCCCTTTCAGGTGCAAAGAATACACCTAATATTAATGATGGTGGATCAACCATCGAGAATACGATCGATGTACAAACTGTGGGAGGTATTTGTCCAACAGCATCTCTAACCATTATTCTCTACATTTCACCAAATAGTCTATCTCAATTTTCGGTTATGTTAAACTACATGTATAATACGCCAGTAATTAGTAATGGAATAAGCTATAAACCGAATATTGTGTCCTGTTCATGGGGTGCTCCTGAAATTTACTATCCAAGTTCCATTTTGACATCGATTAACACAGTTATGACCGCGATGACAGATGCTGGAATTAACATTTGTGTGGCGACAGGTGATAATGGTTCGAATGATGGTGTAGGTGGATCCACGAATTATGTTGATTTTCCAAGTTCAAATCCAAATTCGATTGCGGTAGGAGGTACATCATTGATCTGTCCCAATCGCATATATGATTCAGAGACCATCGAGACGGCATGGACATCGGGTGGTGGAGGTATTAGTGTAATGTATCCAAAGCCCTCCTATCAATCTTTTTTGACATGTTCTGGACGGTCCACGCCAGATGTTGCAATGGTTGCTGATCCAAATACAGGTGTTTTATTTACAATTAATGGCCAAACCCACTCAATCGGTGGCACAAGTGTTGCCGCCCCAATTATGGCGGGTTTTCTCGCAGCGATTAATTGTCGAACCTTTGTTACACCATTATTATATCGAGCACCATTGAATTGTTTTCATGAAATTATGTTCGGTTCAAATGGTGGGTATGTAGCAGAAGCAGGGTACGATAATGTGACAGGTTGGGGTTCCATTCATGGAACGATATTATCATCCTTTTTGGCTCAACCTACACCATCAACAATACCCGTATCATCGATTATATTATACCCTACTCCATTATCATTAATGACAGGACAAACATCACCATTTAGCATGACTGTTCTTCCTGCGAATGCAACCAATCCATTGATACATTTGTCATCGAGTAATCCATCAATCGCATATGTAAATAATCAACAAATTGTAGCGGTTTCTCCTGGAACTGCACAGATCATTGCATTATCAGATGATGGATCAAATGTATCATCTACGATCACGGTGAATGTTTCCCCAGTACTTGTAACATCGATTACATTGAATCCAATGTATATTTCTTTATCCCCAACACAGACTGCAACGGTTACTGCATCTGTTTTACCAGCAAATGCGTATAATCCATCCATTCGTTGGGCATCTACTGATACTGCAATTGCAACCGTTGTAAATGGACTGGTTACAGCAGTACGTGTTGGAACAGTAACCATACAAGCACAGAGTGTAGATGGATCATCTATCATGGCATCACTTACGATCACGGTTCGCGCTGCCGTGATTGAAGTGACATCGATTGGACTCTCTCAGACAAATGCATCAATGCTTCCACAATCTACTGTCCAACTTAATACAACGTATCTTCCCATTCATGCAACAGAAACAACAACCACATGGAGTTCTAATAATGGTAATGCAACGGTTACACAATATGGGTTGATTACTGCAATTACACCTGGTACATCGGTCATTACTGCTCGTACCGGTTCGGTTACTGCAAGTTGTATCGTTACAATTATCATACCAGTTACCTCTATCAGTATTTCTCCTTCCACAACATTACTATCCGTTGGTAACTCAAAAGTAGTAACAACTACCATTTTACCTGCCAATGCAGGAGGTAAAGTAATATCATGGACATCTGCAAATGCAACCATCGCATCGGTTTCATCAACCGGCATGATCAAAGGTATTTCTGAAGGGACAACTACCATCACCGCACAATGTCAGTCAAAAACTGCAACACTTACCGTTACTGTATCGGTTCCCATTCAAATGATTACATTAAATACAATGAATATTGCATTGAATCGAGGATCGACTTATATGCCAAATGTGACGATTCAACCAAGTAATGCAAATCAATCATTGATTACATGGAAATCGATGATGCCAAATATTGCAACTGTTAATGCGGATGGATTGATTACTGCAGTATCCAATGGAACATCCATGATTACTGCGATTGCACAAAATGGAAGTAAAACCGCATCCATGATTGTTCGTGTTCTTACATCAGTATCCAGTATTACATTGAATGAAAGCGGTATTAGCGTTAGAATCAATACAACCTCTCAATTAAATGCAACATTGTCTCCACAGGGTGTATCGAATCCGATAATTACATGGTCGTCTTCTCAACCTGCAATTGCAAGTGTAACAAATAATGGTTTAGTTCGTGGTGTGATGAGAGGTAATGCAATGATTACTGCAATTACTGCAAATGGTTCATTAATGGCACGTTGTACCGTATCGGTAATATAAAGATATGCGTATTTCTATAGTAGAATGGCTGAATCACAGATGCCTTCGGCTGAATCACAGATGCCTTCGGCTGAATCACAGATGCCTTCGGCGGAACAAGACACGGCAAATCGTATTGTATCGGTGAATATTATTGGTGGTATGGGAAACCAGCTGTTTCAAGTGGCAGCCGCATACGCCTATGCAAAGAGAGAGAAGGGAAATCTTCAGATTCGCTATATGGATCGTTATGAAAAGAATGATGGACGAGACATTTTTTGGGATTCTGTTCTGATTCGCGCAAGACAATATCTTACGAGTCGTCTCCCTCCTCTTCCTGTTTGGAAGGAGATCTGTCCAACGACATATACGGTTATTCCTCCTTTGACCGATGAGGGCATCTTCTTATCTGGATATATGCAATCCTCTAAATATTTTGCAGATGAAGAATCAAAAAAGGCAGTGAAGGAATTGCTTTGTGCAGACGAGGAACAAGCCCGTGATATTTGCAATAAATATAAAGCATTTGTTGATCAAAAACATCGTGTAGTAGTTATGCATGCTCGTCGAACGGATTTTATACAGCATGCTGCGGTTCATGCACCACTTATGGGAGAATACTATCGAGAAGCAGTTCAGCGAGTATTGAAAACAATCGAGAATCCCATTTTCCTTTTGGCAAGCGATGATAATTCCTATTGGCCGCATATTGAATCCTATATTCCAGAAGTGTATGCGCATGAGCATTTTACAGTTCATGAGAATGACATCAATACAATGTATTTGTTACAGCAATTTGAGCATTTTGTAATGTCTAACTCTACCTTTATTTGGTGGATTGTATGGCTTTCAAATGCAAAGAAAGTATGGACTCCTGCAAAATGGTTTGGACCACGAGGCCCAACGGAATTTGAGGACATTTATGAGCCAAGCTGGGAGAAAATCAAATTAGAATAATATCATAGACATTCATTTTATTGGATCGTCACATATTTTATGAAATTCATAAAGAATGTGTTGATTTTAATGTATTACATCTTGTGGGTTAGATACGATCAAGAAAGAATTGGAATCCACGATCCTTGTAATAATGAAACATATCATCAAAATTGGGATCAGACATTGAAATTCCAACGGATTCCGTTCCATATTGTCTTGCCTTATCAGGCAAACTGCCAAAGTTATCAAAATCGCCAGGAGGGTGAGCAGGAACATAGGTCTTAATTCCAATTTGTTGAAAAGCAAATGATAACCCCATGTCCTCCCCCGCACGAAACATCATGTTGTAATCTGGAACGATCTTGAAAAGTTCAGGCAACCACGCACGACGGAAGAACCATGAGTGACAAACCATATCAACCTCACGAATGTCAAACGATGGTCCATCCCAACCAATACGCGGTCCAAAACTGTTATAACATGTCGGATTTTTATTAAAAATCATACCAATGGTACCCAATAGGCCATTTACACGTCGCATGGTATCGAGACAATTTTCAAACCATTTTTTACCTGGAATGGTATCATCGTCAAATACACATACATATTCAGTATTTGCCAATAACCCAGCAGCAAAACGAGCCCATACACCACGATTGCGATTACACTCCATAATTACAATCGAAGGATCTTGACGAATATCGTCTGGAAAATCATATCCTTCTGCAAAATTCTTCCAAATGATAATTTCTTTGGGCTTGATGGTTTGTTCACGAATGGCTTGAAGTTGTTCATGAAGAACATGGGGACGCTTATAAAAGTTAAGAATGACCGTGATTTTTCCATCGGCCATGGTATGGCCATTTTTAAAACTGCAAATGATCTGAGAACAGCGATCCTGTTCATTCATGTAAAAACGATTGGATGTCTTTTTGGTATAGTAATCAAGAGAGGAACCAACATCGATAAATTGATTGCCAGGATACATTGCATGAAGAAGAGGAATAACAATCTTTGTAATTGGACCCGCTGAAAAAAGAAACGTAGAAACCTCTCCTTCCTTTACTTTTTCACCAATCCAATGCGTCAGCTTCATAACAAACCGAGTTTTTTCCTTATCCCAATGATTTACAAGTTGCGAGTCTACTGGAAATTGCTCGATGATATTGATCTTGGACGATAATTGATCACCTGGTCCAATATAATAGAATGGATGTTGTGTAGAGGTAAAATAGTTCGTAAATGCCTTCCAGTTTTTATTGCAGAAAATGGTGGCATATGTCAATTGTTCATCCTTAATACCCCATGTTCGCTTATACCATTCTACTACATTTTCACCATGACAACCCTTGCATGGAATTCCAACAAATAGATCCTTCTGATCAGCAATGGAATCCTTCACATTCAATAAATCATTCTGCAACGAACCTCCTGGATGGTAGTCCCATTTATCCTGCGTGTGCAGTTTTTCATTTTGCATAATAAAATATTCTCCATCGCCAGGTCGAATAACAGAAAATGGTTCTTTATTTGCAAGCTTATTTAGAAATACCTGCAAATGTAAAACAGAGCTATCTTGAAGATTCATCTATCTGATTCTGATTATTTCGGGTTTAAGCAGTGTAAATAATACTAGTAGTAAGAATGCGAATCGTGTATTGTTTTATTGGCTCATTGCCTGATTATATTATTGATTCTGTGCATCAAACACGTTTATTCTATCAAGGTGAGATTGATTGTATTACAACCGACATGAATTCATCAATTGCATCTACTCTACAAACAACATACAGAGTCAATCTGTTCTCTTATATAAAGGATAAAGATTTCTATGAATGCGTCGCTGAGAATCAGAATAAACTTCCAATTATTCACGATTTGAAAGGAAGAGAGAACCTTTTTATCTATTCATATGATCGATATTTCGCTCTGTATCATTATATGAAACAAACAGGCTATACTGATATATTATTCTTAGAACTCGATATTTTATTGTATGATGATCCTATGAAATGGAATCATCAACTATGTTCATTGAAAACCCCTCCAATGGCATATATGTATGATCATATTAAACGTTGTGCAGGAGGAATTTGTTATGTTCGAAATACGGATATTTTATGCGAGTTTACGCAGTTTTGCATGTATTATATTCGTAACACTGATCCTAATAAAGCATATATGACAGAAATGCAATCACTTTATTGGTTTTGGATGGAAAATGCAAATAAAATACAATTGTTGCCGATCCATTGGCCAGAGAATGGAATTCCACCAGAAACATCTGCAAATTATGAACGATATGAAGACACCATTTTTGATGCGGCTGCACTCGGTATTTATTTAACAGGGTTTGATCCTTATCATACAAATGGAATTGTTAGAACAGGACTAAAATCAGTTCTATCAATTATTGATTATACTCGATATCAATATGACTGGAAGGAAGATCATGAAGGCAGGATGATTCCTTATGTTAAAAAGAATAACTCATGGATTCGAATCAACAATTTACATGTTCATTCAAAGCAATTACGTCCTTATTTGTCTAAGGAGATTATTCACAATCAAAATTGATAGTAGAAGGATACTTGACGAAACAAAAATCTCTCCATGTAGTATGGGAACCATAATCATGATCATGTTCTGTCCATCCAAATAGGCGTTTGCGTGGTGTATCAATCCATTCAGGAAAGGGTTGCCAAATACCACGTTTGAATGTAAATAGGAGATTCATAATTGTCATCTCGTTGCATCGACAGATGGGATAATCATTCATCATACGAATCAGTTCATGAAAGGGGGCACTACGAAGAATGGTTGTATCATACATCCAAATACAATTCAGAAAATATCGTTCTTTGAGAATGGATGGATCAAATTCTGTAAATAATTTATTGACCACCTCTTCATTAAGATCAGTTTCAATGATTCCACCAAATCGTTTATCATTGTCATATGGTGCGGCATCATCAGGAGCCATAAATTTGCCCTTGCAAGGAATATCCGCTAAATACTCGATCTTATCAAACACTCTCAATCCAGCATCCAAATAGATCACTCGATCCCAATTTTGAAATACAGAATTAAATACATGAAACTTATCCCATTGTGTCAGTTTTTTGTATTCACGATCATCGCATGTAGGACGAATGGGATTTTTTTTGTACGCCTCCACTAATTTATGAGTATCGATGTGATCAACTCTCATATGCATCACACGATAGTAATCTACAAAGTTGCGAGGTGCATCAAACTCGACAGTAAGAAGAACAATATCGCCTCGCCACTCTCCTCGTGATCGAACATCCGCAATGGTACGTTTCGCTTTATTAAAATAATTTTTATCCGTTAATGTTACAACCACTGTCCTCATTTAGCATTCAATTCGGCATACGGGTTTAGGCTAAAAATTGATGATCACCAGACGCTCTAACAAGGCAGACCATGACGTACTTCATTCAACCCGATCTTACCGTTCTTCCCACTAACCTCCCTGAACATCCATATAATTTTCCATTGGATCCATTCCAACAACATGCAATCAGTGCAATTGCAAAGGATGAAAATGTCCTTGTTTGTGCGAAAACCGGATCTGGAAAAACATTGGTAGGTGAATATCAAATCTATCATTCACTCAAAAAGGGAAAGCGAGTCTTTTATACGACTCCTATCAAATCGCTATCCAATCAAAAATTTTATGATTTAAAACATCAGTTTCAATCTGCATCGGTGGGAATCATGACAGGAGATATCAAATTCTGCCCTGATGCTCAAATTGTAATTATGACGACTGAAATTCTACGAAATTTGCTGTACAAACGTGGGTCAAGCACCGAACATCTGGGTCTTACTTCATCACTGTCATTGGATAGTGTAGATGCAGTTATCTTCGATGAATGTCATTATATCAACGATAAGGATCGTGGCAAGATTTGGGAGGAAACCATGATTCTTCTGCCATCGTCCGTTCGCATGATCATGTTATCTGCTACACTGGATCATCCAGAATACTTGGCACAATGGCTGGGACATTTGAAGCAAGTACCTGTTCATTTGATTCAAACACAATATCGAATTGTGCCACTTACTCATTATGTTCTTGGAGGATCAGATGGAGATAAATTCATCACGATGATGGATGCCAAGGAAAATTATCATCCCTCTGTTTATCAAGATTGGTTTCGTTCTTATCTAGGAAAGCAGGCAGAAGAACGTGCCTTTCAACGCCAAGTAATTACTTCGAAACAGACTGGTGTAAAAGGCGGTGTAGAAGGAAAAGTACATGTATCGCATTTCGTTCATCGTTTGAATGAGGTGGTTAAGATGCTCGAAAAGAAAGAATTGCTTCCTGCGTTATTCTTTGTTCTTAGTCGAAAACAATGTGAGTCATATGCAAATAAAGTAGAACACGCGCTCCTGGATTCATCTGATACCGCTGCAGTCAAACACATTATCAGCTTCCATCTTCATCGTCACATCAAAGAACTTGAATTGGTTCCACAGTATCATCAAATCTATCAGTTATTGTGTCGTGGTATTGCATTCCATCACAGTGGTCTGCTTCCCATGCTAAAAGAAATCGTAGAGATTCTCTTCTCAAAGGGGTATGTAAAACTCATGTTCTGCACAGAAACGTTTGCAGTAGGGTTGAATATGCCAACGAAGACGGTTCTCTTTGGAGGGTTCAAGAAATATGATGATACAACGGGTCAAATGCGAATGTTACGCAATGATGAATACATGCAAATGGCTGGTCGTGCAGGACGACGTGGAAAGGACGATCGAGGTGTAGTCATTTATTTACCGGATCGTGAACCAGTCGAGCCAGAAGAAATGTACAAGATGATGAAAGGTGCTCGTCCTCCTATTGAAAGCAGAATGGACTTTCATTACGACTTTCTTCTAAAATCTCTTCAATCATCATCTCCCAATGAACCACTTAAATGGCTACAGTTGATGAAGGAGAGCTACTGGTTTCAACAACAAGAACAATATATTCAAGAACGCCAAAAAGAATTAGAAGAATGTGATAAAAAGATACAAACGATTAAGGTGGAGGATATGTATTATACAGAATGTGAAAAGAGAATTCAAATCGAACAGCAAATTAAAACAGCGGTAAATGCGGATAAGAAACAACTTCAACGTCAGCTCGATACCATTAAAAATAAACAACTTGGTCCAAAATGGGCAAAAGCCATGACGGATTATTACACCTATCATGCTCTTCAAAAGGAACGAAACAATCTAGTGTCAGAGTTGGAAGAACTAAATCATTCTTGTCATCTTGATTCCGTGATTGAATTCCTCTATCAAATGGGATATCTAGAACACAATGATGGAGATCGTCTAACGGTTGAAAATCTTGGACTGAAAGGTATTCTCGCCACGGAAATTAATGAAGGTCATCCTATTCTGATGACGGAACTTTATCAGGATGGATCGTTGCATTCTCTTACAGGTGATGAATTAGTATGCGTCCTTTCATGTTTTCAAGAATCAAAAGATACCGAAGAGCAACCATCCTTATCGGATCTGCATGTATCGGCTCCTGTCATTCATGCCATTCAGCGAGTACAGCAACTTGCCAAAGAGTGTGAAACATTAGAGCAAAAGGTAGGATATCCAATCGAGGGATATTGGAAGACTTCTACCATGATGGTGGAGATCATGCGTCGATGGATGGAAGGAGAACATGCATCCGTTCTTTGTGTAGAATATAACATGTTCGAAGGAAACTTCATTCGATCTGTCATGAAAATTGCGAATATGCTTGATGAATGGCTCTCCTTAGCAACATACTGTCAGCATACTGAACAAGTAGAAAAGATCAATGAAGTTCGCTCAAGAATTGTGAGGGATATTGTTCTGTCTGACAGTTTGTATTTACATTTATAATCTAAAGAATATCCGATTAGATAATATAGAAATCTTTAGAAAAGATGGCATTAACTTGGTATGAACTTGAACTACTTCCATTGTCAAATGATATTACTTTTTATCCGATTGCCATGTACAATCGTTCGGATGATAATGCAGGGTTTGATTTGTATGCATCTGCGGATATGATGGTGGAGCAGACTCCTCAACTAGTCCCTTTTGGTGTAGTCGCACGCCTATTGAAGGTAGAGCAGATGCCCCATGCGGATTCGAATGATTATATTAAAACGGATAGTCATTTTTATGTGTATCCTCGTTCTTCTATTTATAAGTCGGGTCTGATGATGGCAAATTCTACTGGTATCATTGACAAGAGTTATCGTGGCGAATTGAAGGCTCCTGTGTGGTCGATGACGGGCAGTTCATCTGTTCAGCGAAGTGATCGTCTGTTTCAGATTGTTGCTCCTGATATGGGTTGGATTCGTCATGTTCGTCTCGTCGATTCGATGTCACAGACGAGTCGTGGTGATGGCGGATTTGGTTCAACGGGTCGTTAAAGAATAGTTAAAAAGATATGTATTATGTCAACGTTAGAATAAAGTATGACCTAAACATATTCGCACATACAACCATCATGTATATTGATAAAAGTGCAACAGAATCATCAAACGTAGTTTATCTTTGGAAGAATGCCGAAGTAGAGAGAACCATTCGTACTCATCGTGAAACCCTTGTAGAAATGGTGAATCATCCACAATGGGGTAAAACATGTTATATGGATGGCGACATTCAAAGTAGTGAGATCGATGAAAAATTATATCATGAATCACTGGTACATCCTGTGATGTGCAGTGTGAAATCTCCAAAACGTATTATGATTATGGGCGGTGGCGAAGGTGCAACGGCAAGAGAGATTCTAAAATGGGATTCGGTGGAACATATTGATATGTATGAATGGGATCAAGATGTTATTAATTTGTTCAAACAACATTATCCTCAATGGGCAAAGGGTGCATGGGATGATTCACGCCTTCATCTTCACACGAACGATATTTTTGAAGTGATTCAACAACCACCGGTTTCTGAAGTAGATCGATATGATGTTATTATTATTGATTTATTTGAACCCTCCATGGAAAATAAACCTGCATGGAAGACTTTATTCAACTATCTTTCACAGTGGATTCGAGCAGATGGTTCGGTTGTGATGTATTCAGGTATTCGTACGCATCCTAATGCATCTCAACCCTATCATCTACTTGCTGATTTATTACTAGAACAAATGAAAGAAGAGCATTTATATAACCGCAGAATTCTACCCTATCATTTTTTCCTTCCATGTTTTTTATCGGAGGCCACATGTATATTGTGGACATCATCACACCCTTTTACGATTACGCCAACGATTCCATCGCATCTAACACAATCCATTTGGCAGTCTTATTTAACATTTAACTGGTAGGTGGTGTTTTCCATGGTGTATATAACGTAGAGGAGGTTACAGGTGTTACCTTCATAGATGTGAGGGGTTGTAGTGTCGTATATTGACCAGCATCTTGTTGTTCACGTAGTTGAATCAACTCTTGTAGGCTCTTTTGATGTTGTTGGAACAATTCGGGATTATTTGGTCGATCCGCAATAAATTGTTTATGCTGATCATACTTTCGCATTCCACATACGAAACGATTGCAACTCATGGGGATATCTATGTATTCGCCGAATTAAAATTTGACAGTCAATCACACTACTCGATTAAATCAGAATGGAACATCTTACTAAACTTTGGGGAGAACAACTAGAACAGCCGTTATCCAACCTTCGCGGCATTCTTCAAACAACCGATTATCATCATTTTATGATAGTAAGCGATACAGGAAATCTGCTATACGAATGGGAGGGTTCAAAGAAGGCAAACAAATGTCTACCAGGAGATCATGTGGCGTGGGTAAATGATCATTGTGAGCTCGAATTGAGGGATCAACACCCTGTCCTTGTTGGTACATTGGAACTAACTAGTAAATCTACATACGGAATGACAAAACGTGGTCATATGATGTACTTATGTACACCATATGACAAACGATATCCTCCTTTTGTTGTCGGATCATCTGAAAAAGATCGTAGTAAGAATAAAATCGTACTGATCGCTTTAGATGATTGGACGACCACCTTTCCAAGAGGAAATATTCAAAAGACACTTGGTGTTTCAGGAGAGGAAGAGGCGGAGAGAATGGCATTGATATGGCAGGCATGCCCCTGGAGATATCCTGAATTTGATTATCAACCAAAACGTGTCGATCTACCTGAAACAAACCGACTACCCCTGCCAGGATATACCTTCCATGTTGATCCAAAAGGATGCAGAGATGTAGATGATGTCTTTACAGTAGAACCCAATCTCGATGCATGGATCGTTACCATTACAATTAGTGATGTCGCTAGTTATGTTGAAGATGGAGGTTCAGTAGATATTATGGCATCCTTAATTGGTCAAACACTATATGATCATGCTGGTCATGTACTTCGCCCGATGCTTCCTGTGGATTATTCTGAAAAGGCTTGTTCACTTCTTCCTGGAAAAGAGTCCTATGGAGTATCTCTTCGATTTCGTTGGACAGGAACCGAAATGGAAGAGATGGAATGGTTTCAAAGTAAATTTACAGTGAATCAATCGTTTTCATATGAAGAATTTCAAGAACAAACATCTCCCTGTTTTACTGTTATCAAAGATATCGCATCCTACTTAGCAAGGGAAGAACTTAATGATGCACATGACTGGATCGCACAAATGATGATCTTCTACAATACGCAAGCGGGTAAATGTCTAAAAGAAGCAGGTATGGGTATTCTTCGTCGTCATTCTGAGCCTGATCGAGAGCGTTTGGCACAATACAAAGAGCACATTCCTGAATTAGAAAAATTGGCATTTTCCTCTGCCGAATATTGTTTAGCAGAAGAGAAGGATACCATCCATTATGGTCTACAATCTTCTACCTATGCACATGCATCCAGTCCAATTCGACGATATGCGGATCTTATCAATCAGCGCATTCTCATTCGTCTCATTCAACATCGTACAGATTATTATATCGTGCCACAAGCGATGTATGATATGAATGTACGAGAAAAAGCCATTCGACGATTTGCAAGAGACAGTGATTATCTAACGGCGATTATGACGGGAAAGAATACCTTTACTGGCATCATTATGAATAAAGAGGTCGATTCGAATCAATGGATGACAATTCGGTTGTATGTTCCTGAATGGAAACGCATGATCTCTACGAAATATCGTTGTCTCTCCGAAAATGTGGCAATTTCACGTGATGAAAAAACGGAGATTGATACCACCCTTTATCGCCATCTTACCTTTCAATGTGTCTTTTCACCCAATGCTAGAAATTGGAAGGAACGTGCAATTATTCAATTATCATAAACACATATCACCTATATTTTTATTGATATAAAGTACAATACCCCATAGTAATCATATGACGGAATGTCCTACCTGCAATAAAGGAAGAAGACAATGTACAGATTGTAATGAGTGGCTATGTATTTCATCCGATATCTGTATGCAAACATTATTGCAATCATATGAATTTGTAGAGCCATGTCGAACATATGGAGGCCATGTATTAAATTTATCGTCCAAGTTTATTCCTGAATTAGGTGTATTGCAAACCATTCACACCTTAAATTTATCCAATACAACGATTTCGGATGTACGTATGTTATACAATGTTCGATCATTAAATTTATCGGGTTGCAGAAATCTTCGTGACGTAAGTCCATTGGGACGCATTTATGATTTAGATTTGTCAAATACACCTATTTCGAATGTGAATGATTTGGGAGGGGTGCATCGTCTCAATTTATCATATTGTCCCAATATTAAAAATGTTCATTCACTTGGAGGCGTGCATACATTATGGTTGATCGGATGTCAAGGAATAACAGATGTGAGTTCATTGGGAAAGGTTAATACATTACATTTAACTGCATGCAAACACATTTCCGATGTAAGTGCCCTAAAACGAGTACATACATTATGGTTATCAAATGTAATTGTTTCTTATAATATGCTTTCACAAGGAATTAAAAATGTGCATACCTTAACATCGAATCATCAACTTGATCTGTCATTTACTTCAATACGAGATGTACGATATTTTTGTAATATTCATACGGTTTATCTAATTGATTGTCAAGAAGTGGTGGATGTAAGTTCATTAGGCAGAGTTCATACCTTAAACTTGTCTTATTGTAAAAAAGTGGTGGATGTAAGTGCATTGGGTGGTGTTCAACATCTTATTTTAGCATCTACGAATGTGTCGGATGTAAGTGCATTAGGAAATGTGCCTTTGCTCAATCTATCAGGATGTGATCAGATTACCGATTTCAGTTTATTGCAAAATGTACATACCCTTGATGTGTCATATACAAACATAAACGACGTTAGTACATTGGGAGGTGTTCATACATTAAACCTATCAAATTGTAATTATATAACGGACGTGAGTGCATTATCACATGTACATACATTAGATTTATCGCTCACAAACATTTCAGACGTGAGTGCATTGACAAATGTGCATACCTTAAACCTATCGAACTGTCTTCATGTTCATGATATACGTGCTCTTAAGAATGTTTCAAAAATTATGTTGAAAGGATGTTCTTATGTATTATCGTAATGTATCCCACGAAGTCGCATTGAACGTTAACAATATAAATGAAACAAAAGAAATTCACATAAAATTGATATCAAAAAGTGTCTAAATAAAAATCAACAGTTTCTATCTCCAAGACAGAATGCCAGCCGGTTTCAATCAACAATCCTCAGACATCGAGTCCGTTGTGGGCGTCCAGTTCAGTATCCTTTCCCCTGAGGAGATTGAGCGAAGTTCGGTGGTAGAAATCACTACACAAACGACTCATGAAGGCACTGAGCCGAAAATCGGTGGTCTGTTTGATCCTCGTATGGGTGTTCTGGATAATGGCAAGGTGTGTCGTACATGTGGTCAAACCAATCATGGTTGCCCCGGTCATTTCGGTCATTACCGTTTGACTCGCCCCGTGTATTACATCCAGTTCCATGCCATGATTATGAATGTTCTCAAATGCATCTGCATTCGATGCTCCAAACTTCGTATTGATAAAAATTTGGCATCCAATCGTGATTTGCTTCATCGCACAGGCGAGGTTCGTTGGAAGGAAGTGCTGGCTCGCTCCTCAGGTGTCAAGCGTTGTGGTCAAGAATGTGAGGATGGATGTGGTGCCACTCTGCCTGATAAGTTTACTCGTGAAGGCATTGCTCGAATTGTAGCCCATTATCATGAACAAAAACAACAGCAACCGATGGAGGTAGAAACGGTTTATCGTTTGTTTCGCCGAATTACGGATGAAGATGTTGACTTTATGGGCCTGAGTCGTTACTGGTGCCGTCCTGACTGGATGATTTGCACGGTGCTTCGCATTCCTCCGCCGCAGGTTCGCCCATCGGTTGTTCAAGACAATAACCAACGTTCAGAAGATGATTTAACGCATAAACTGGTTGATATTATTAAAAACGACAAATCTTTACAGCAAAAAATCGAAAATAACTCTACGAAACATGTCATTGATGAAATGACGAATGTGGTTCAGTATCATGTAGCGACATTGGTGGATAATGAGATTCCTGGCGTGGCTCCGTCGGCGCAACGCAGCGGTCGTCCATTGAAGTCCATTCAGCAACGTTTGGGCGGAAAGGAGGGTCGTATTCGTTACAACATTCAAGGTAAGCGTGTAGAATTCTCTGCTCGTTCTGTCATTACGCCTGATCCGAACTTGAGTGTTGCAGAAATTGGTGTGCCATTGGAAATTGCAATGAATCTGACGAAGCCTGAGCGTGTGACCAAGTACAATTTAGAAAAGTTGTACAAACTCATTCAGAATGGACCTGAAAAGTGGCCAGGAGCAAAGACCATTGTGCGTAAGGATGGTCGCATGATTTCGCTGAAACATGTGAAAACGGAGGAGATTGTATTGTACAATGGAGATGTAGTGAATCGTCATTTGTTGGATAATGATATTCTGCTGTTTAATCGACAGCCGACACTGCATAAAATGTCCATGATGGGACATCGTGTAAAGGTCTTGCCCTATAAGACGTTCCGAATGAACGTTTTGTGTACTCGTCCCTACAACGCTGATTTTGACGGTGATAAACTCTCCTTATTATAAGGAAAAATCTTGTCATCAACAGGTAGCCACTAAGAATGGTGTGATGTCGCATTCTTAGAGTAATGGTGTAAACATCATGATTTGTATCGTTTGTGCAACAATACGAATCATATAACTACCTAGTAGAAATTTGATAGAAATAAAATAAATTCAATTGCTAGAATGAACGAAATAGTGAATGATATATCTCAAGTAGAAGGACATATTTACCTTATAACAAATACAACAACAAATACATATTACGTAGGACAAACATTATCTCATAGAAAAAATCATAACAAATATAGACCATTTGGGTTTATGGGACGCTTTAAGGATCATCTTAGTGAAGCAATTTGTAATACGAAGAAGAAGCAGTGTACGTATTTAAATAATGCAATACGAATGTATGGTAAAGAAGCATTTCAATGTGAATTACTTATGATATGTCCAAGAGTGGATTTAGATAATCAAGAGATTTATCATATCAAAAAGTATAATTCATTATATCCTAATGGTTATAATCTTACATATGGCGGTAAAACATGTAAGAAAATAAAAACAGTGATTGAGAATACTTGTCCTATTAATACTCCTAAGAAAAGGGGTGGATGTATGAGTCGTAGTAAAGAAACACGTGAGAAGATGACAAATCGCTTGAAAGAAGTAATGGGTACTCCAGAAGCTAGAGAAAAACAGATGAGAAGATCACAAGAACAGCATAGTACTATGAAACTTTCAAAGTTTATTGGAGTTAATATTGACATGAATCAAATAGATGAATACATTCGTGTCATAAACAAAAAAGATGGCTCACAATTTATACGATTAGTCATTGGCGATAAAGTTACACAATTCACGGGTAAATATGAAACACTTGAAGAATTAAAAAAGAAGGCAACTGAATTTATTAAATCAATCAAAAATTCTGCAACGCTTCCAAATTGTTCGGGAAACCCCTAAAACATATACTACCAAAGTTCCTATGAAAGTAGGTATCTGGCTCTAGAGAAAAACTAGAGGTATGGTAATAATGTATATGATGAGTATTATGGCGTAATACGAAATGGGCAATCCGCAGCCAAGCTCCTACTTCCGTTATGATAAGGTTAAGGAGAAGGTTCAGAGACTAAATGGTAGCGGGTCATATATGACGGTCTAATCAACCCGATATGGCTCAAGATATAGTCCGCCCCCCTTGGAAACTTGGGGGATGTTCGGAGATGAACGCGCACATTCCGCAGAGCGAGGAGGCGACTGTGGAATTAGAAGAAATCGCGGCGGTGCCGCATCATATTATTACGCCACGCCATGCGAAGCCGATGATTGGTGTATACCAAGATACGTTGGTGGGTTCATATCGTCTGACACAAGATGGAGTACATTTCACTCGTCGTGAGTTTATGAACTTGATGATGTGGAACAAGCGATTTGATGGAGCGATGCCGACCGCTCGTGTCCAAGGCGAAAAAGGAGGTCAAGAGCGTTGGACCGGTCAGCAGGTACTTGGTGCCTTGATGCCTCCCATTAACATTGAAATGGGTAATAAGTTATACGACAAAGAAAAAGGTGATAATGAACAATCAAATAAATATGTTAAAATCGTTCAAGGAGATATTCAGCAGGGTGTTGTGGATGGCGATATTTACATGAAGCCATCGAGAGGTATCATTCATGTAACGTACAATGATCATGGATCAAAGGATACCGTGGATCTGCTGGATTCCCTTCAAAATACGGTAGAAAACTTCCTTGTACTGAATGGATTCAGTGTTGGCATCAGCGATTTGATTGCCGATGAGGAGACGAAAAAAGAGATCGACGCACAAATCCAAGAGCGAAAGAAGCAGGTCGAGCAGGTGATTCTGCAGGTTCATCTTGATTTGTTCGACAACAATACGGGAAAGACCAATCAGCAGGAGTTTGAAGATCAGATCTTTGGTATTCTTAATCAGGCGACAACGGATGCAGGTAAAACGGGTCAGAAGTCTCTATCCAATGAGAACCGTCTGTTGGCCATGGTTCGTTCGGGTTCAAAGGGTGAGCCCTTAAACGTGGCTCAGATGATGGCATGTCTGGGTCAGACAGCCATTGAGGGTAAGCGTGTTCCTTATGGATTCACGGATCGTACGTTGCCTCACTACAAAAAATACGATGATAGTGCGGAATCACGTGGATTTATTGAGTCTTCCTTTATTCGTGGATTAACACCGCAACAGTTCTTCTTCCATGCCATGTCAGGTCGTGAAGGTCTAATTGATACTGCTGTAAAGACCGCCGATACAGGTTATATTCAACGTCAGTTGATCAAGTCTATGGAAGATCTTACTGTTCAGCATGATGGAACCGTCCGTGATGCAAATAACAATATTATTCAGTTCCATTATGGTGAAGATGGAATCAATCCAGTAAAGATTGAGATTCAGAGCTATCCGTTAGGAAATCTCAGTGAAGAAGAAATTCGCACCCAATTTGGAATGGAAAATGTGGATTGGTCAACAGTGTTGAATGATGGCATCATTCGTGAGAGCGATGCAGAGCTCATTACAGAGTACAAGGATCAGTTGATGTACGATCAACGAATGATGGTAGAAGGAGTGTTTCAAATGAAGTCATTGGACAATGGTAGTGTGTTTGCGCCTGTCAATCTGTCTCGTTGGATTCTTAACATTAAAAATCGATTTGGTTTGAAATCCACAGAGAAGACTGATTTGACACCGTCTTATGTGTTGAATGGAATTAAGAAAATTATCGAAAACACTCACAATTATCATAAGATCTGGGCGGGTCTTCTGCGATTCCACTTGGCTCCACATAAGATCATTGTTAAGGAGCGATTTACTAAGAATGCATTCGATGTCTTGATGGAGTTGATTGTAGTATCTCATATGAAATCATGGGTTCAGCCAGGAGATCAAGTAGGAATTGTGGCTGCTCAATCGATTGGTGAGCCAGCTACGCAGATGACGCTGAATACCTTCCATCAAGCAGGTGTAGCATCGAAGTCTGCGGTTACTCGAGGTGTGCCTCGTCTGCGAGAGTTGTTGAAAGTCACACAAAATCCGAAGGCATCTTCATTGACTATTTACTTGAAGCCAGAATATCGTAACAATAAGGACAAGGCTCGTGAGGTTGTCCAGGATTTGGAATTGACGGTTCTTCGAAGCATCACGGATAAGGTTGCGATTTATTGGGATGAAAATGATGCCAATACCGTTGTGGAGGATGATAAGGAGCTCATGGAGTTCTACAAAGAGTTTGAAGAAGGTGTTCTTACAGAAACACACAAGGAAGATGAACTATCAAAGTGGATTCTTCGTCTGGAGTTGAATCGAGAGGAGATGTTTAATCGTAACATCTCCATTCAGGATGTCGTCTTTGTGATTAAGTCACAGTATGCATCCGATATTGATGTGATGTACAGTGATTACAATTCTGATAATTTGGTGATTCGTATTCGTCTTCCGCCGAATGAAGACAAGGACACGGCATCTCAAATGGATAGCTTTACGAATTTGAAGAAGTTTCAGAACAAGTTATTGAACAACATTGTCATTCGTGGTTTGCCAGGTATCAAGGCGGTTACGTTTCGCAATGACAAGCAGTATGTGGAGAAGGTGAATGGTAAGTATCAGCAAGTAGAGCAATTTGTATTGGATACCGATGGATCTAACTTTATCAAGGTGATGAATCATCCTGCAGTGGATGGAACAAAGTTGTATTCTACCAATGTATGGGATGTCTATGAAGTATTGGGAATTGAAGCGACTCGTGCGATTCTATTTAATGAGATCAATGGTCTGTTTGAGAGCGTTGGTGTTAATTATCGTCACTTGTGCCTGTTGTGTGATGTAATGACTCGATTTGGCAAGCTGATGTCAATTGACCGTTATGGCATCAACAAGAATGACATCGGTACATTGGCGAAGGCATCCTTTGAGGAGACAGAGAAGATTCTATTGAAGGCTGCCTTATTTGGTGAGGTTGATCCAGTGACGGGTGTATCCGCTAACATTATGATGGGTCAGGCCATTCGTGGTGGAACGGCATTCTCACAGATTCTGATGGATGATCAGATGCTTCCTGAACTCCTCTCGTCGATTGATGTGGATAAGGATAAACTGGAGGATGAAATGGAAGGCGATCTAAGTCATTTGGAGGATCCAAGTACGCAAATCATGGATCCATGTTCTTCTACTCATTTCCAGATGGGTATGGTTCTACCGAATGCAAAGGCGGTTATGGAGGATGAACCCGATATTGAGATGAACGTATTGGAATAAACTCCAATCCGCAGTATGAACGTATTGGAATAAACTCCAATCTATAACATCATATCGTAAAAATACCATAATATTTTTACTGTATCCTCGTATCTAAAGATGGATCTCGATGATCGAGTATGGAATCTTCGGTCTTGCATCTATGCGATCATATTCGATTATTCACGAAGATTATTGCGTTACGACCAATACAATATCAGATTGAACCCAATCAACTAGAACATGTACCAACAAGGGATGAGATCGTCTTACATGAATGTCGCAATCAAATTACGGAGTATGAACAACGAATTACGAATGGTCGTAATTGGGAGTATTATAAAAAGGTCGTGAATCCCTTTGAATTGGTTTATACACAAAAGAAATATCCTCATTTTCCTGAGTCCATTTGTTTTATTAAACCATTATCTCGATCGTATTTTAAAATGATTGAAATTCTTGATATGATCTCCTTCTTTCAACTATTTCCAGGTGAACAAATACGTACGTCTCATGTTTGTGAAGGTCCAGGTGGATTCATTGAGGCACTTTTTGATGAGGCAACAAAGAAACAACGAAAAATACAAAACAGTGTAGCCATGACCTTAAAATCACGTAAAACCAATATTCCAGGATGGAAACGTGCAACATATTTCCTACAAAAAAATAAAAATGTAAAGATCATTTTTGGGGAGGATGACACAGGTGATATTATGAGACCCGAGAATCAACAATTTTTCATTGATTATACCACAAAACAGGAATGTTATGGAAAAACTCATATTTTCACAGCGGATGGCGGATTTGACTTTTCAGGCGATTACATGAAACAGGAGCAAATGGTATTTCCCTTACTATTGGCATCGACTAAGATTGGATTAGAGTCTCTCAAGTCAGGTGGTGTATTTATTTTGAAACTGTTTGACTTCTATCATAAATCCACCACAGATTTGTTATTTTTCCTATCGATGCATTTTGATGAATGGACTCTATATAAACCAGGAATGAGTCGGCCATGTAATCCTGAGCATTATTTTGTGGGAAAAGGATACACTGGATGCACGGAGGAAGAGTTCGATTTGTTACGACTATGGTGTAGCATTGTTGATCCAAAACAAGAGCAAACCATTCATGGACAACAATTGGATTCACTCATGGTGAGCGATTACACGCCTGAATTTGTCGAGATGCTAGATAAGGTTCGTCGTAGATCATTCTTTCTTCAAACAGAATATTTGCATCGTGTGTTTGAGATGATTGATCAAAACAATGATGATTTGATCAAGCAATATGTTCAACAAAATGAGAAAACAAGTTATGATTGGTGTGTTCGATTTAATGTTCCGATGTACGAGAACCGCCGCCATTTAATTGAGGAGTCACGTATCGATCAACCAGTTTCTGCCCAACAATGATGGAAGCCTGATGTTGAGAAAGATTGCCCTTCGCCATGCGATCCAGCATCGACAGCATGTTTTGGATGGGAGAAAGATCTTGGCGTTGAATGATCTTCTTAAAAAGTTCAGGATATTCTTCAATGAATTGGTGTGCACGTTGACGAATCGACTCCTCAGAGTCGCCACGTGACATCCATTGAGCAATATCACGAAGCATGGTTCGAATAAAGGTGGCACGTTGTGATGGCTGATAATCCAACGGACGGGCTTCTGCCTCGGCAGTGGCTTCTTCCATGGATTGACGCTGAACCGTTGGCATTGACTTAGAGGGCGGAGGTGGCATGTTCGAATCTGGATGATAAATAGAAAATGCTTTTTATGTTATCTCGCACTAGATAAACAATGAGTGAATCGCCTGCATTTTTATTAAAAAGTAAACAGGTTTCCCCGCTTCCCATTGGTCCCGGAGGAAATAGTGACATTAAAAATCAAATGAATAACACAAATACGCAGTTAACCCTACTGTCTGCACAAGCCACTGCGAATACAATGTATGATCCGCCTGCTCCAAAGCCGGTAACGGAACAATTGATTCAAGGATTTTGCTCATCATCTGATCCTCCCGCTCTTCCGCAATGGATAATGGCCGCAGGTATCATTTTAATTGTGTATGGTGTTCTTGCAAAATAGTTCCACTCGTAATAGGATGTGGGGAGGAGAAATAAATCGATGGGAAAGTGATTCAAGTGATACGGAGGAGGAACTTCAAAATGAAACGCCGTTAAAAGGGGTAGATCCTGAGTTTCGTAATAAATTAATCACGATCAAGCAACAATTATATGATCAGATTGTGTATTCACCAGATGAACAATCAAATAAAGCACAGGATTTGGGTCTTCTTCAGGATTATTTGCATCATTTGAATTGTATCTATTTATTGACCATCAATGCACGAAATGGTTCTACACAATATTCATCGATTGAAACATTACCTGTGCCACTTCAGCACTCCATTCGCGACATCTTGGAATGGATTCATGAATATTTTCATAATAATGTAAAAGAGGACACGCTTCCTTATTCACGTGTGTTAGATCAAGTATTACATGAAGATCCATTTATTCAGGAATAATTACTGCGAATAGAATAGATTATGTCGACACGAAAGAATTGTCCAAAGGGATATCATTTTCGTAAGAGTTTTACTCGTAAGTTTCATACAAATGTCATAAATAGTGGCTATACTGTGCGTCGTAAGGGCAAGTTATATACCGTGAAGCCAAGTAATCGTGCAGTGCACATTAATTCACGCTGTGTAAAGTCGTCATCTACAAATCAATCTAATGGCAGTATGCGTATTGGTAAGCTCCGGAAAGGTGATTTAATTAAATACGGTTATCAATATCGATTGGCAGATCGTTTGCGTCACAAAGCCCTTGAAAAGGCGATTAAGTCATATGGTGCGTTGTCTGTTTATCATAAGCTGGATGCGATTGCAAAGTTAACCGTTCATGGAGCCCCCAGTGCACATATCATTTTCACTCGTGATCGTGATTGGGTGCATGAACATCATATGTAAATTGATACATCATGTAATATGTTATGATTTCAATAGAAATGATACCATATTAATCACTGAGACCACATTTCAGCTATAGCGAGAACCTTTGCCTGAGAATCTGGTGAATCATTGCGAGTACGAATATAATTACGGTGGTCTCCGTGCGATTGAGATTGCACTATTTCCTAAAAAGCAATAGTAGGAATGTCTTGTACCGAAGTTAAATCATCGAAATATCAGACACGTAAATCGCCTGCCTTTCATGCGAGTGATTGTAAGGGTATTCAGAAGAAAGGAAAAGACGGCATCTACATATCTCAGGCAGATAAGCGTGGTGTTTATAAATGGGTGAAGAAAAGTACGCAGAAGAGAAAAGGGAAATTCTACGACGTTCATGATAATGGAAGTCGCCCTTATCGTGTCTACATAGATGGCTCTAGGGTTTCTATTTATCAATACCCAACATACGATGTTTTGATCAAAAAGATGTTGGTAAGAAAGGTCTATCTGGGGGGTAAAGGTTCTACGGTTGGTAATTCCATCTTACTCCACGTGTCTGGAAATAAATATGTCTATATCGGCCATGAAATCTATGAATTTCAAATGGAAGATACAGTCGATTCCTATTTTTCACTCATTGGAAACAGTGATGTTCCTTACCCTGTTCTACTAGGAACCGAACACGCCTATTTCATGTTGGATCACTGTTATGTTCCGCGCACTTCATTCTCTCCTTCCATGAAAAAATCGGATTGGGAGGATGCGTATCAACGCTTTTATGGCTGGAAGGATCCCATGACAGGTGAGAAACAGTCTGTCGATACCATGAAAGGCAAGAAGATGAAAGGATTTCATATGATTGCGAAGCATTAAACATAATCGATATACGCACATGTTATCTTTTAGTAACAGAATTGGCACTTGTCTTTCTTTTGGCATACCGCATTGTTTGCCGAATAGTCGCTTCTGAATCACCATGTGACATCCATTGAACAATATCATACATCGAGCAGGGCACATTAATTCACGTTGTGTAAGGTCTTCACCTGCAAAACAATCCAATGTCAGTATGCGTATTGGTAAGCTCCGGAAAGGCGATTAAGGCATATGGCGCGTTATCTGTTTATCATACACTGGATACCATTTCCAAATTAACTGTTCATGAAGCCCCCAGAGCACATATCATTATCATTTGTGATCATAATTGTGTGCATGAACATCATATGTAAATTGATACATCATGTAATATGTTATGATTTCTATTGAAATGATACCATATTAATCACTGAGCCCAAATTTCAGCTATCTTGTAGTGCCAATAAGCAGTAGGAGGATGGCGGAGCACGAATTATGGTCCGTGACAAGTTCCTTATTTTTTATCATTATGGCCATCATTGTCATTTATGGACTCGTCATGGGTGTTTCTACGGTAGTCAACATTCAACATATTAAGGATGATTGGGCTAACCAGCGATGCAGTCCGATGATTATGCCGTTTGCTAGTTTCTTTGGACAAAATACCAAGGATAATTTTGAATTTTGCATTGGTAAGGTGTTTAGTACTCATTCACAGGGATATCTTGGATCCATTGGAACGATGTTTTCTCAATTTACGAATTTGCTACAATCCATTTTTAGTTCGATCAGTTCTCTTCGTAACATGATTGCATCTCTTGGTGGTGGCATCAATGTAATGTTTCAGGAATTTACAGATCGTATTACGAACTTCTTCTTTCAACTTCGTATGACTGCCATTCATATTAAATTATTGATGGGACGACTGTATGCAATTCTGTTTTCAGTAATGTATATGGGCATGTCAGGTATTTCAGGTGTATCCACATTCACCAATACGTATCTTTTTTCTTTTTTGAATACATTTTGCTTTCCAGGAAATACAGAACTATTAGTAAAGCGTAATGATGTGATTCAACCAGTACCCATTAAAGAAGTGCAAATTGGCGATATACTCCTTCCTGGACGTACTCAAGTTACCTCTACCTTCTCCTTTCATGCAAGGGGGCAACCCATGGTTCAACTTGGATCAACCGTTGTAAGTACAAATCATTATGTATATTATCATGGAAAGACGATTTTGGCGGGTGATCATCCTCATGCCATACCGTTAGGTCCATGGGATTCAGATGATCATTTATATTGCTTGAATACTTCAAACCATACCATTCCCATCAAAGGATTGACCTTTTTGGATTATGATGAGACCGCTGAAGGAGATGACGATACGCTACGATGGGTGGAAAAGAAGATCAATGGCGTAGAATCAAAAGGAAAGACGTATCAATATACCGATGCTTGTTTTTCAATGGATGAATCCATTCGCATCAAAACAAAAAGAGGATTGGTGCGAGCAGGCGACATTCAAATTGGAGATGAACTGAGTACTGGATGCAAAGTAGCGGGCGTAATCCGTCGCAGTGTGTCTGAAATTTGCACGTTGCCCTCTGGCGCCCGTGTGACACCTGCTACATTATATTGGGATGGCAATCAATGGAAACGATATGGTGAGAACTACAACTATACGAAAGATGTTCACGATGATTTTGTATCATTTGTTGCAGTACCCCATTCACAATTAGAATGGGAAGATGGTACAATTGTACGTGATTACATGGAGGTATGTTCTCCGGATGCAAAAGACTATTATACACCATTGTTACAACATGCAAGCGTGCCAGTGAAGAATAAAAATGCCTAAAATGAATCTCTTTGAATGTAAAAGAGGGATGACGGAGAAATGGCCTTTTTTCTTACTCACCTTTTTATTATTATTTGGCCTAGGAATTACCATTGCAAATCTGGAGCGCAATCAAGTCGTTGCACAATGGTCGGATCGTCGGTGTGAGATTCCAGTCATTATGGCAGCTTCGTTTTTCCGTCCTGCATCGGATCCTCGAACGGATTCCGATTTTGCAAAGGATAATTTTGATTTTTGCTTAAAGTCCACTGTGGAGAAGTTTATTTCGATGTTTATGGTTCCTATTCAAACCCTTTTTGGAAAGCAAGTAAGTGTAACGGGTGATGCAATTAACATGGTGGATACCATTCGTAAGATTGCGACATCTATGTATACCTCTTTTTTCTCCTATATGGATCGCTATTTTACAAAATTCAATATGGCGGTATTTGAAATGAGTCGAATTACACAACACCTTAAAATGGCCATGGGTCGTTTGAATGGTATTGCAGTATCCATGATCTATGCAGGTATTTCACTCTTTCGTGGAATCATGAACTTTATCCAAGCGGTGATTCGTGTGGTTCTTATTATTTGCGGTATCATGTTGGCAATTATTATCATTTTATGGTTTATTCTATTTCCCGTAATTCCTGTGATTCTTGCAACATTAGGTGCAATTGTTACCGCCGTCATGGTATTTACAGGTATTTTATCAAGTGAACTATCGGGGGATGCACAGGGTAAAATGGGTGGATTTTGTTTTGCAGAGGGTACAATGGTTCATGTAGTATCTCGTGAAGGACATATTATTCAGAAGAAAGTGGAAGACATTCAATTGGGGGATCAACTTGCAGAGCAATGTGGTGAAATTACTGCATTAATCCACATGAAGGGCTCGGATATTCCGTTATATAATTTGAATGGTATTTGTGTATCAGGATCTCATCTTGTAATGGGTACAGATGGATTATGGAAATCTGTTGCAGATGATGAGAGAGCCATTAAGATTGAAAGAACATCCCCTATTATTTACTGTTTTAACACAACTAGTAATAATATTCCGATCGTATCGTTCGATGGATCTACCATTTTATTTCGAGATTGGGAGGAATTAGGAAATACGGACACCAAGGGTCAGTTCATATGGAATTATATGGTATCTTCTATGCTTCATTCCAATGCGAAATACAACGATTGGAAGCATAACATTCGCCCTCACTGCGAAGATGCACTGATGGGACCAAATGTTCTCATTAAAACGGCAAATGGATTCGTCCCCATGCATACCATTCATTTTGGTTCCGTGTTGGATCGTCATGGAAAGAGTCAGTCCGTGCTGGGTTGTATTAAGGAATCGCTGTGGAATGCAAAACAGGAGGATGGTACATGGCATACGGAACGATATGAATATCAGCCGAAAAATGAAAAGGATGGAACATGGGTAAAAAGCATACACAGTGTTCAACCAGGTACGGAGACACTTATTGGTTATGCATTGATTACTGAATCAGGTGAGTATATTATTTGGGATGACAAGGAACAAAAAGAGAAGATCATTCGTGATTTTACAGAGGTAGGATATCAAGATATTCACAAAACATATGAATTTTTGGAGGCTCGACTCCGGATGATGAATGAATTTGATCAGATGCGATTATCTACACCATATTCAGTAGAATGAAGACTGCTTTTCTTATCACAGGACTTGTGTTGTTGTTGATCGCTAATATCATCATGGTATATTCTCGCCGTTCAGGTGCGTCCCATGATGGATTTATGAACTATTTCTTGGAAAACGCCGGTTCATCTGGTATGGGCAAGAACAAGTATGAGCCAATTGGCGCATTTGATGGTGTGCGCTTGACACCCTCTACGGGTGGAAGCCAGTGGCGTTCGACTGCCCCTAATGAAGCCCTGTTGGGTCCCGAGTTCCAGCCCGGCCCCGATCAGTTGTTTATGTTTAAGAACAACAAGGTAAAGCCTGAATGTTGCGGTTCGTCGTATTCGTCTGATACTGGATGTGTATGCACCACTCCTCAGCAACGAAACTACATCAATATGCGTGGTGGAAATCGTACGGTAGAAGACGGCATTTAAAACATGTATTGCAGTAATCATACAGTTTATTTGATAATAAAATGTTTTTATTATCACATATTATATCATTCGATTCTTAGTAGAATGAACAAGATTGGTAACAATTTGAGTTTGAAGCTTCCGAATAAGACCGCACCGAACCTGCCGGCAGGTCTGAATACATCATTTGTTAATGCTCAACAATCTGTTAATCAGATGGCGAAATCTGTATCAAATACTGCCAATCAAGTCGCCAATTCAGCCCGTGAGTCTGTTAGTCAGGCAGCCGAATCAGTGGGCAATGTATTTTCAGATTTTACAAAACCAATCAATGACTCTATTCAAACTTCGTTTGACAGTGAAGTTACACCCTTTCTATCGATTCCATTGATCGTCAGCATTGGTGTATTGATTATTCTCCTTATTTTGGCGATTAAGTTTCGTGATCAGATTGTATTGGCATTTGAATCTGGATGGCATGCGACCAGACGATGGTATCGTCACACATTTGGACATCAAGAACCCGCACCACCATTATTAGCACCCATCCCTGGAAAAGGTCATCATGATAAGAAAGTCGATCATGCTGCGATCCAAGCCATGATGCCAGGAAAGAAGGAAGTGTTTAACATTGCTGCGAACAAATACACCTATAGCGATGCAGAGCCCCTGTGCAAAGCATTTGGTGCTGAACTCGCAACCTATGATCAGGTAAAACAAGCGTGGTCATCGGGTGCGGACTGGTGCAACTATGGCTGGGTCAAGGGTCAATCTGCAGTGTATCCCACTCAACAATCAACCTTTGATAAGTTGCAGGCGGGACCAGAAGATCAGCACATGTCATGTGGTGTTCCTGGCGTAAACGGTGGCTATTTTGACAATCCAGAACTTCGTATGGGCGTTACTTGTTATGGACCAAAACCATCGGAAAATGACACCGACGATCGATACATGGCAAAGAAAGAAGCAAAGACCCATGATAAATTAGCATATGACCAAAAGGTCCAAGAGTACAAGAATCATGCAGATCAAATCCCTCTTAACCCATTTAAGACAGGAACATGGAATGCATAAATGAACCTTAATTCTCAACTACATGATGTTCATGGTAAGGAGAATTATAAGATAGCAGGAGGAGCAGGCAATGGTGGAGCAGGAGGAGCAGGCATTCCTGTTTGTTTAAGAAATTTATAGGTGGAATATCCTCGATTTGCACGAATAAATGTCATAATTTCCATGCTTTCATCTTTTCCGCCACGTTGACGGAAATATCCATGAAGGAGTTCCTCCACTTTAGAAAGTGATAGTTGATTGGGCTCACGTTTATCAGATACGTGAATACGACCGTTATTAATTTGAATGGTTGCCTTTTCCATTCCATTTTGTTGCAGGATGGTGATAATTTGTTTTTCATAGTCATCACGAATTTTGCGGACTGCACCGAATTGTTTAAAAAAAGAAGAAGCTAAATTACCATAATGGATCCAATACCGAACATACGTAGCAATACCGGGATCGGACATGTTGTTACTATCCATACAAATGGATAAAACGTTTTAGATCCCATCCTAAAACACTTTATGACAAGATGAACAAACAGCGGACTGATTACGATGAAGGACGAGCAAGATAAACGTCAGAATCACCATAATAAAAATGACGGCAAAAATGCAGATAATGATAATTACATAGGGAAAACAACGTTGAAGAATATATTGTAAGAAGGGTTCAATCACCAATTGTTGAATATAATTTTTGGTATCGGAACTTGCCATCGAAAGAGCAAATTGATCAACACGTCCTTTTATCATTTGTACAAATCGTTCATTGTCTTTTGTCCGGTCTACAGGCATTTTGTTACTGTGGTGAAATTATCTAATCTCTTCTAATCGCTGTGTTCAGAGAATGTCACCTGTCATTCGTGGTCCTCAGCTTACAAAAAAAACGAACCAAACCGGCGTTGTGGAATCGTGTTTTACATTTGCCATTGCCAAATCAGACGATGATTTATATTTAACGATATCGATTGATGATGAACAGTCATTTAATGGTCTTTCCTCTCAATTACATGGTTTGTGGTGGAATGAATGGTTAGCAAACTTTTTACAGGCAACCTCTAAACATTTTTCAAAACCCTATACGGTACAACAAATTCATAAGATTACAAAACATACATTACACGGTACAATTCCTGATACATTTCCGGCATCCATCCAACTATATCCTACCGTCATCGAGATTCGTGGTACATCTTTTATGGTGCACTGGGATTATGTCGCTACACCTATGGTGATTGATATTCCGGATCTGTATGAAGATGATATTCCATTGGATTCCGGTTCAATCGAGCCTACCGGCCTTATCGAACCTCCATCCGCATCATGTGATATCGAAGAGGTAAATGTTGATCAATTGCCGATTGACCAAATGACGCTTACGGAAACACTCACGGTACATGATTCAGGTCGTTTCCATGATAAGCATAAACTCAAAGAGGCACGATTAAAAGCCAAAATAGCGATGTACAAGGTGCAACACCAAATGGCTCGTTATTATGAAAAATACGGTACGGAAGCATCGGACTCCGAGGAGGAGTGGTCAGAGGATTCAGACGGTTCCGAAGAGGAGGTCCAGCTCTAGATTATGATTTTTAGTAGAAATTATGCCCTCGATATTTTATAGAAAGTATTGGCAGGTAACGACATGCAGAACGCCATCTTAATTGCCCTAGTTGTTGTAGTAGCACTTTTTATTGCATATCAATACAATCCCCATTTGTTCGTCTCATTAGGCTTGTCTCACGAGGGATTTGCTGATGCCCCGAAGAAGGAGGAGAAGAAGAAGGAGGAGCCGAAGAAGAAGGAGGAGCCGAAGAAGGATGATAAGCCGAAGAAGGCTGGTTTTGAGAATGAGCACTTCGAGGACAAGAAGGAGCACTTCGAGGACAAGAAGAAGGCAGCTTTTCAGAACGAGGGCTTCGCTGACTTGACCGCTTATGAGGGCCCTGCTCAGTTTGGCTCTGCGGAGGCACCGGCAGGATGCTATCCTCGTGATCAGCTGACCCCATCCGAGCTTCTGCCGAAGGACATGAACTCTACCTGGGCGGAGCAGAACCCGATGGGTGCTGGCTCTCTGAAGGGCAAGAGCTTCCTCAGCGCTGGATCATTGATTGGTGTCAATACTGTTGGCCAGAGCATGCGTAATGCTAACCTTCAGATCCGCTCTGAACCCCCCAATCCTCAGCAGGCTGTTAGCATTTTTAATCAATCCACGATCTCTCCGGATGTTAGCCACCGACCATTAGAGATTGGCGCGTAAATGTTCTTTTCTATCACGTACTCACAGAGATGAAAAGCTTATTGGGAATAGACATGTTTCATCTATTTGCAATGATCTTCTTTGTATTTGTACTTCATATTCTAGTATATCATCCATATGGATTTGGAAATCTGATGGAAGGATTTCAGCAAATGGGAATTGCCTCAAGTCAATATGAAAATGCGCATGGGTCTGCACCGGCAGGCGTAAATGCTTCGCCTGGAAAAATTCAAGCACGTCAGAATGCCGACAGTCCCCATGTGAATCCTGCTAATAAACATGGCAATCCACAGAATACATTTCCAGAATATAAAGTTCAACCAAATGCTGGATGGTAAGAAAGGTAAATCCTAGCGGTACAAGTAGAATGTCGTCGATTCTAAACACGGCAAATCAATTATTCAAAAACATTCTGGGAGGCAGTCATTTCCCACTTACTACAGTGGTATCTACTGTTGATGGCAAAGCCTATCAAGTACGTGATATGCCTGATAAGCAACGGGCTGCGGATTTAATGGCTACCTTGCGTACGAAGCTAACTACATTATGCAATACTCTTGAAAAGAAATACCCTGACAAGGCTCAAGTGAAACAAATGGTAAAGAACTTTCGTGCGGATCCTGAGCGATTTATGGAGGCTACCCCTGATTCTGAACATACGTCTTCCACCGTCAATAAGGGTGAATCCATTCATATGTGTCTGCGCCAGCGTGATGGTCCTGATGAAAGTCTGGTGGATGAAAACGTGATGATGTTTGTTGCACTTCATGAATTTGCACACATCTGTACGGAATCCGTTGGACATGATTCGTCGTTCTGGAATAACTTCGGTTGGCTGTTAAAAGAAGCAGAAGCATTGGGAATATATCGATACACGAACTTCTCTGCTCACCCCGTGAGCTATTGTGGAGTGTATATTACGGATTCTCCCCGTTATGATCCGAAGAAAGATGGAACGAATATGCAAATTGGTACCATGTCTAAACGCATTGAATAAAAATCTTACCTGTGAAAACATCTCCATGGCTTTTTTTATGAAAAAGCCATAGGGATGGCATCGAGTATCGATCAATTACTTTATCCAACATCACTTTCTGATCTGCGTGAGGGTATGCCTCCGGTTCATTGTAACATATGGAACGGCAGAAATGAATATGATGCGATTGAGTTGGAACATGTATATCCTTTCGATACGATTCATACCATCAAGAACTTAGTATTTGAAGCCATGAATAATAATGCCATGTATCTTCCACCTTATCTATTCATTGGTATTCGTTTGCATGACAAGGAATTTTCAAGGGTCGCTCCATCCATGGAGGATGAATTCTTGCCATTGGATTATTTATGGTATCCTAACGGCTCAGATGATCCCAATCGGACCTATCTGCTTCGACATCCTCTATACACCTTATCACATCCTGATACACGTTTTGTAGAGCCTGATGGAACCTATACTAGTCCAAGCCGAGAAGTTACAGGGCGAAATACGATCGAGGATGTTATTCTAAAACGTCATCGTGGTAAATTTCCAGTATTACATGTTTTCTCTCTCATTACTCTATTACAACAATATGGAGGTCAGCCACCTATTCCTGAAGACGTTTGGAATGGATGTTTTACACCTTATTATCCAGAGGTTCCGATTGGAGATCCAAAACGAGATCTTGCAAAGCATGTAGCATTTGGAAAGAAGATTCACACCTATCTTGGTCTGCGTACTCAGTCCATTGAACGATTGAGCATCATGCTAGAAGAACAGGTTGAAGTTCCAGCCATTGAAGTATCTGGTATTCGTCAGCTAAAACTATCATGGAAGAAACCAGTGAAAGGATTTGAAGGAAGCGCGCCTTTGTTTTATCGTTTGCCTGCAACCGCTCAGCGTCCTTATTTACGTCTCATTCCAGGTGAGGGAACCGCCGTCACAAAGCTTCATGTGAAGGGTGTGATCCCTTTTCCTACATTAGATGATCCGCATGTATTGGATGGATGGGGTAAGGAACCGTCGATGAGTCCAGGTGTGGATGGATGTGTTGTGAAATATGTACATCGTCCATCAATTGGTATTACTCAACCGATTTATGGCACAATCCATGTTTTTAATGATGGTACAATGAATTTGCTGTTGCAACCACCAAAGAATGTTAAAAAACTAGATACAAACGATTTTCGTCATTTTCGTTCTACGATTGAGACACTCTTTCATGATCTTCCACAACCATTTGATGCTTTTCGCCTTCAAGAAACATCCGTGATGCTAACGATTCGCCCTTCTATGCAAGCACGAAAATTTACAGGGCAACGTCTTTCTCAGCGCTTACCATTTTTCTATCCGTTTTTTACAGCAATTTCTCCTCTACCGAATGATAATCCGATTATATCGTTGCGTTATAAGGCAGTGAGTCAATATGCTACTGAAAATAAGGTATTTGCATTTATCACACAATGGATGGCACAGAAACGTATTGAAGATAAGACATTTGTGTTATCATTAATTGAAGGTCTTCAACAAGAATTTCAATACACGGAAGCAGAAGCACAGAAACAATTTTTGGATTGGCAACAAAAAGAGGGTCAATTCAGCGTTCAGCTACCTGAAGATGGCGAGTTTATGGAGCGTTTTCATCCAGGAATTGACCTGTATGTCTATGCGAATTATCCATATTACCACGTTCATGTGAACCGCATTGATACCTATGCATCGTATCAGCGTATTATTACTCTGCTCTCTCTCTTATTTGTGGATGATGATACCTATTTTGATCTATCGGAATCAAATGAACAATTATCTACGCTATCCAATCAAGTTGAAGAGGAAAGTTTAGATCGAGAGACACGGCAAATTGCTATGCAAAAACCATCACAACCAGCTGATATTCCAGAGGATCTATTTGATAGAGATGAAAAGGCAATTGCACCCATGAAGAAAGAAGAGCAAAAATTGGTTAATCCGATGAGTTGGTTTATTAACAAGCTCAAAGAGATTGATAAGCGTCTATTTGATTTCTCTACTGGAAAATCGGGTGACAATGGATATAGTCGTAAATGTGCAGGTCATGATGATCGACAACCGGCAGTTCTATCAAAGGATCAATATGAACGTATGCGAAGCATTTATGAAATGGATCCCATCTTTTGGATTGTTTATCCGTTGGAAGGTGATAACGATCCTGTTCAGCCATTGGGTACAGAAGAAACCATCACCGTGATGCGATATGGTTCGGATGGAGACAAGGTTCATTATTATTTCTGCCCTGAGTATTATTGTCTAAGCGACGAAATCATGATTCGCCCTGTTGATTTTGAAGCACGTGTGGATCGTGATGGAAATCGTAAAGAACCCAACACGTGCCCTTTCTGTCATGGCGGATTGATTACACAAAAAAAGAAGGCAGAATTGGGTCGCACCGTTGTACAACGAACAAAATCCGATCAGGCAGCGACCTATCCACGATACATTGATTTTATGTCAAAAACAAGTCATCCTGATGGACTGGCACTCCCCTGTTGTTTTGTGAAACAGTCTGTTCTTCGTATTGAAGATCCACAGTACTCTCATTTGCGTGATGTTCTTCAACAGAAAAATATGGATCAAGTAAATGAGGAGGAGGAAGAAGATGTAGATGATGTTCAACAACTCGTGTATCGTTCAAAGGAATCTATTGAATATGGTGTATTATTTGAGTCCATTCATAAGGAATATATTATTGAATCAAATAAGAATCCAGGTCCTGGTATTTTTGCAACTGCACCTGCTGCATTTGATGCATTTTTTAAGCAGAATTCCTTAGAATCAGTTGTTACTCGTGTGCGTATTCATTTAAAGATTCGCCCGAATGCACATGGATTTCTTCGAATTGGAACGGAAAACACGGTACATGAATCATTATTGGGTGCAATTGCTCCTGTTCTCTATCGCAATTCGATTGACGAAGTTAAACAACGTTTATTAGAAGTGCTGGTGCCACGTGTATTTATTAATGCACATTTTGGCAATTTAGTACTGGAATTTTTCCAGCCAGCTGATGGTCGTGCCATGCCAGCGACTCGTCAAGAGTTACAGCAATGGGCACAAGTGCATCTTCAGATTGGATTAAATAGTTCGAATCAGTATCCTCTCATGCGTCTATACAATGCGTATCATCGATTTGTAGAGTTTATCAAAGATCCTTCGCAACGAAAAGATTTGAGACATATTCAGCCTCTATTGGCAGAGCCTGGTTTGCTAACCACCCGCGGTGTTCAACTGATTATTATGAATGATAATGGTTCAGAACCAGTGACGATTCAATGCCCCATTTTTGGTGTGTCGTTGCAACGTCATAAAAAGAATGACTTTGTATTTCTTTCTCGAAGAATGCGAACGGTTGGACAGATCTCTTATGCAAATTATGAGCTGTATGTTCATACAAGTAATAAACCAGCAAAAGGTGGCGAAGTAGAGATTCATGAACCCATTTTACGTTGGGATTATCAATCTAGACGAATTTGGCCCGATGTTGTTCAACAGCGTGTGGATGAATATGTGAATCAATGTCAAAGCAAGTATCGTTCGATTTATACCGCTCAATCAGGAGTACAATCTTCTACCTTCATTCCGTTGTCTCTTACATTGGATGCACCATCTAAACCAGAAGGCATCGTTAAAGACACGTATAATCATATTGTAGGAGTGACATTTCGATCAAAGCCAGGATCAACACGAATGGTTGTATTGCCCGTGATTGATGATGGTGTTGTGACGATTTCATCTGGATTCTCCATACAAAGTATCTATTTGGATTGGGAGGATCTGCAGGCAGCGCCCATTGAGGAAGTTGTTCAATATTATCAATCAAAATTGGATCAATTCTTTTTATTGTATCCTGGATATCAAGTGGAATATGCGGTTCGTAGAAATCAACAATTTGTGGCCATTCAATTGAAGAATGGTCTGTATGTACCGGTTACACCACCTAAAAAACAGGATGCATTTGATGCTCTTAACATGAAAATTGTGGATGTAAATGAATTTAAATGGGAAATTGATAAACGCATTTCAGGTTGGGAATCAAAAGATTGGAATTCGATGATGGATCCTACAGCGGTTGAAAAGTCATGTGGAACGAATTCTGAAATGTTGCATCATTCTTCTTCCTCTGAAATGGAAGAGGGTTATTCACAGTTTCGTTTGATTGTATCTAATTGGATTACCAGTGAGCGTGCGGGTGGAGAAATTCGCAAGGGAATTGAAGAAATCATATTTTCATCTTCTCTTCCTGAATATGAACGAAGAAAGCGCCTATTTATTTTGTTATCATCTACATTTCTCTCTTGGTTTTATCCTGATCCGAATGAATGGGAGAAAGGTATTGATTCTTTTCTTCGTAAGGACTGTCGTGTCATTCATTCAGAGGATGCATGTACTGGATCATGCCATTGGAAGAAAGAAGAGGGAAAATGCCTGCTTCATGTAAAGGCGACGACACAGTTAAGCGAAACCCTGGGCGAACGTGAAGTGAGTACGCCGATGTTATTTACACAGCGTGTCATTGATGAGTTAGTACGTTTTCCTGGTCGTCGCAAACAGCTATTGGAGCATGGCGGAGTATCCTCTGTTGCTAGATTGTTACATCCTATTCATCAAGGCGATCAATACATCATTCCAGAATCATCGCCCACTTGGACGAATATGTTGCGAATGGAATGGGCCATGCAAGAGCCTGAACATGCGAAATACACAGAAGAAATGACAGCACAAGAGGACAATGATGTCATCATTCCTCCATCTGATGTAGAATTGCCAAAAGAATTACAATTGATTCTAGGAGAAAATACATCCTATGGAGTAAAAATGATAATCAGTCCTGATGCATCGAGACCTCTTATGCCATTGACAGCAGTATTAGGAATTACATTTGAGCAACTTGGATTAGAGACAGATGCTACCATAATGGGTCGAGATCAATTGATGCAATATGTGCGTCACACTTCCAAGCCTCTTGGTATTATTCAGTTGATTGATTCAAGCGAACCAACGATTCAATTTGCAAAACCAATTGGATATCATTCAACCGCCATTGTTCTTGTATTTTTGCCAAATAATCGTTATGGTATTCTGATGGAAGAAGAAGGAAATGATAGCATTCATCTAGAGACTGCCCCTGAAGCAGTGCGTATTCGTTGGCAGGAAGCAGGAATCGTACAAGCAAAGAAGAAGCCAAGAGTGGGTCTGGAGGAACCAATGCCTCAGAAGATTGTGATTGGACAACCAATCTTGAAGGCTCAATATGATATGCCGTTGGTAGCAAAGAAAGCACCAGAGGTAGGTCCTATTCTAAAAACAATGATTCGTCGTCCAAGAGTGGGAATTCCTCAAGAGCCTGCTAAATAAAAATAAGACACGACAATCATTAAAAGCGAAACATGGATGATCCATCTGCCGGTTCTTGGATTTCTGGAAGAGGAAGAATAACCGATTGTTTGCATCCAGCTTCCACCGCTCTTCGACGGCATTCAATCATGTCTTCCACTTCATCATTGAGAATATTCAGACGCATACGACGATAAGAGGGTGCGTCTGGATGAAGAATCACCAAATATAAATCAGCCACTTCTAGACCATAATACTTCTCTAGAATCCATTTATAGACGTTTAACTGAAGCGTGTAATGCCAGTAATTTGTATCAGGCAAATGCTCCAGAGGCGGTAGGCCCTTTTCAAAGGGGTTGTCTGATTTAATTTCCTTGGAACGTTTCCAATCATAAATCACAAACTTTCCATCTGACTTGCGACGATAGACCATATCAATGGAGCCACATAGTTTAATTTTTCGTTCTCCGTTAAATGGTTGTAGGGCATCGGTGAAGACTTCCCATTCACTTCGATAGGGTTCAAGATCATGACCGCAATCATCCCAAAACTTTTTAAAGTATTGCCATTCAGGAGTATTCATAACGGCAGGGTCAATCTCATGATATGCACCGTGCATATATTGTTCAATGGCTAAATGCATGGCGGTTCCTGCAGTCGATGCGGCCTTTCCATTATCAGACCATTCTTTCATAATTTCTTCGTCGGATTTTCCAAAGTATTTGCTGGTGGCCCAGTTGGCACCCTTGCGCATTTTTGTGATGGTCTTTTTTGCGTCAAAATGACCAAAGAATTCATGAATGAATCCTGTACAGGAGATATTGCCTTGACAGGATCCATTTACATAGTATTTGTGAGTTGGCTCATCGAATGCGATGTGAGCGTCTCGTGGATGAGCATGGTGAGTGGTAAGAGTCTGCCAAGAATGGTGTGGCATGTTTGATGTCTTTATCAATGATATCGATAAAGATCAATTTTTATTAATCGGGTGATCCAATGGTTAGCATAGAAACAGGTATTCTATCCTTTGGTATATGTAATAGATGGCACAGAGAAGGAATAGAAAACCCCTCTACTGCATAGCATGCAATATGCTCCTTTTCACATGATTGAATGGCAAATCCTACTGCATAATATGCCTGACGTTTTGCCCATTCTATTTTATCGACATGATAGGGATTCCAATAATCGTTAATTCGTTGGCGAAGAGATCGTTGTGTATCAACCAATGATTCACTTGATAGAATAAATGATGTATGAGCACAGAATACAAAAATGGTATGGCATGCGGATAGTTGTGGTTGATCGTGGCAAACTTGTTGAATGGATTGTTTGTTGTTATTGCCTTGAATGGCATATATGGTAAAAGGCGGTTGTGAACCACGATGTGTAATGGTTACTTCTGAGATAAGATCCGTATTGGATTCATGATCATATTCTTTTATGATTCGTTGCCATTCTTTGTGGTGCGAGAAGGTTTCAGATACATGATATACTTCTAAAATTTCTTCATCATCGTGCTTGATACGACTGGCGGTGATTCCCATTCTGCTTACTCTTATATTTTTATATCATCATGTAACACGATCATGATCGTATAAAAATAAATATTTATATCATAGCATATTAGAATTCAGCCAATTTCATAATGAATCGACCTACTTTATTACCACCCGTGATTGTCTTTTTAACACCATGACGTACTCCGCTTAATTCACCAGCACCACCATCCTCTTTGAGCTGATACAATAAGTACTTGTGCTCATTTTTGGCGGCTTCAACAATGGTATGAAAGCGTTCGTCCTTACGAAAACGATACGTAAGAGCTTCCATAAGGAATTTGTCCTTGCGGGAACTCCAAATGGATTCATTAATTACTACGCCACGACTGGATAGAATCGAAGTTGTCATCTCTTTCGCAACCTGATCCGATTCCTTTCCTAATAGCTGAAAGTCACGGACAGATTCATCCTTAATGGTCTCTTTCAATCGAATCGATACGAAGTCTTGATGAATCTTTCCTTTTGTGCTCATGAGAGTTTGTGCAAGAGTTGGTTTATCGGATGCATATTTCAGTTTTATGCCTGCCATATAATGTTCAATGCTTGGATAAGCAATCGTGGGATCTTCTGGATCAGGAATGGGAAAGGGTGCAGCCAAACCGATCCATTTGCCGGCATGAATATCCGATAATGTGCTCAAGTTTGAATCAGGTGCCGTTGCACCAAAGAGGAAGACAGCATTCTTCTCGAATTTCTTTGTGGCAGGAGGTGGCTGATCCCACACGGATTCCTTTACTGCGGGTTCTTCTTTGGCCTCTTCTTTGTCCTCTTCTACTTCAGGTAGGTCAATCAAAGGAACCTCTGGTGCAAGCGCAGCACCTTCTCTCTTGAAGATGAACCAGCGGTTCAGAAAGGAGAATTGTTTAACAGAGTCTTTCATGGGATAAAGTGATTCACGCTTGGTGACCATATCATAACTTGCATCGAATGTATTGGTGCTTTGTGCTAATTTCATTTCCGCTAATTCTTGTTTATGTAAGAGACGAAAACCGATTTCAGCCATCTTGGTTTTGAGATATTCAAAGCTAACCAAGTATTCACGATGAGCCGAACCAATGCTAACAAATTCTACATCAATTGCAAGTCCAAGTGAATCATCTTCTGCGGTAAGTTGAGGAGTGTCATATCGTTTCGTAATATTCCAAATGGGGGTATCTTCTTCGGTTCCCGTTACACTGTGATCTTTCTCTACACCACGCAGGAGACGAAAGACTCGATCTCCATCAAAGCAACATCCAACAAATAGACCGCCGACCTTTACAGTGTCTGCCAAATTCGTTAGGAATCCTTGGAGCGTCTCTTTATTCTCAAAGAAGTAATGAAGAGCAAACATGCAGGCCGCAACATCTGCTCCATCATGAAAGGTATTGGTCATGTCAGATTGAATGTATTTAGGAACGGCACCCTCTGCATCCACACGACTAAAGATACTTCGAAGAATGTCAGCCTCTTGTGGATTTGACCCTGCTTCGCCATTTACCACATTCTTTGCACTATTTCCCATAACGAATACTACGTTGGGAATGGTACGTTTTGAACGAAAACGCTGAATCATTTCAACATAACGCTTGTAAGCTCCATCCGTTGGATTAGTAATGTTTTCACCCGCATAATCGATTCCAATCACATGGGATGCTCCATTAAATACCCATTTGTTCAAATCACCTGCTTTGCCACACGCGAAATCAATGAGCTTACGACGGCCATTCATAAGGGCTCGCTTTAGCAAGATTTCATTTTTAATGTATTTATTGTGAAAGTCACGTAGTCCGCTAACAAGTGCGAAACTCTCCTTTGGGGCTTTGCGTTCATAGTACTTTTTAGTAGTATCTGATTGTCGCCATGAAAGAAGAGCATCCATCTCCTCCTTGTTGGGTGCTTCTTTTCCACTGCGAATCATGGATTCAGTAATGGGTTCATGAATGGAATTCCATACAGAGTTTGCCACTTTTTCGTCATTCATCATACCTGAATATTTGATGGTTCCTCGTTTCTTCATGGCACGAACAAGACGTTCGGTTTTATCATGACGAATGCGAGAGGGAATCCAACGCCATCCTGGCTCTCGTGTGGGTTCATATCGCATTTCAATGATGCTTCCATCGGAAATGGGTTCCTGTGTATCGGATGTCATGGCATATTCTTCACCTGTATCAGCATTCATTTCCACCTTCACATAACAAGTATTGGCCATGGTATCAGGGAAATCAATCGGTGTGAAAAGAGCAGGCTTGTATCCTTTTTCTTTGCCATTATCTGGAATGATAGGAAGTTTATCCATAATCGTAGAACGAGGATTGATATCAGATAAGCTATTTGCACTACCAACATACAACCGCATTGTTTTGTATTGAATGGTGGATTGATTCTGTGGGTCAATGGTGGTAGTCACTTTATCCATGGTGTGGAACTCAACATCGTGCTCGTACTTCACCAAGAAGTCGACTGTATTATCAATCGCAGGTTTCCATTTGAATTGATAATCAAATCGAACATCTGACTCTTCAGGGATCGGTGCATTGTTACTTGTAAGAATCAGACCATCGGTATGATACATGTGAGTCGTATCAAGAATCTTAGCACATCCACGTGTAAAGATGGTTTCATTTCCCGCCTGACCAAATTCAAACGACTTCATGAGAATCATAATATAACTTCCATTGCGTGGTTCTCCTCTTTCTTTTTGACGTTTCTCTTCTGTCTTGTTGGTAAGACTCTCACCCTTTACCCATGATTCATACCACTCGGTCATTTTTGCATGACGATGTTCCTTTGTAGCGGAAGATTCCGTTGGAGGTACATAAAAGGGGAGATGGCTTACTTTCTTTCCGCCCGTTTCGTAGTAAATATCAAACAGTAGGAAATCATTACGAGCTTCTTTGTATTTGTTTTGAGTAACCCATTCACCATCTACCAAACTGGACGCACATGCTTTGTTTTCAAGTCCCGTTCGATAGACATTAAGGTTTTGATCAATCAAGAAGAGTTCGCCTTTTGAATCAACATAACCCATTGCTCTGAGACCATCTGCCTTGTCTGTTACATTGAAACCGGTTCGTACATTCGTAATGCTTTCTTCCACTTTTTCGGTGATATTTTCAAGCTGAAGAGTAATGGGTTTTACTCCACGAAATTTTGAGCTACCAATGAGTGTAGCATAATCACGTTTTACTGCATTCGCGACGGTTTTACGAATGAGAAGTGCATTTTTCTGGATCGCACGCTCTACTTCTCCCACACTGCGAATAAGTGCTTTGAGTGCCAACGCAACCGTTGCTGTTTCTGGTGTATCATGTAACAACTCCACTTCAACTTCATAGCGAGGAGCCTCTTTAAGGACATTTCGTTGAAGAAAGGTGGTAGACCACTCAAACTGTGAGCTAGATGGATCGATCGGAGTCTGTCGAACCATGGACATATCAATGCGAACGCCCTTTCCAACAAAGCTCCAACGACGAATCAATCGGAATGCCTTTTGTTGTCCAGCCCATTGAGTTACAATCGATGCAACCTGAGGATCCTCGGCAGAGAGTGGTTCTTCACGACGGGTTTTAAAACGAATGTCGTATTCTCCTAAGTCAATCGTGCTATCCACGGAAGTACGTGATTTCATCAAGGCAGTAAAATTTTTCTTTTCGATTGCATCATCTTTACAATAGGTTTGAATAATTCCTAGGCCCTGAAGGGTAAAACGTACTTGGCTTGGAGTAAGAATATTTAAGTAGTCTTCTTGCGGGATTTCTTCATAGCCTTTGGTACGAATACGTTGGGCAATTTGAAGAAAAGTCGTAGAATCAACTACACCCCTTTCGCCAAAGGTGGTTTCTAACTCCGACTTCTTATCCTTGGACCATTCTTCCACCATGGTGGTAATCGCCTTGGATTGAGCAGAAGTAAGATCCATTCTCTAGTAAATAGATGTATTTAATTTACCTTAGGTCTGTGTATTAGATCGGGTCAATTTTATTAATATTCCATAAATGTGTATAACAACACACCTATGTTATGTTAGATCGATCCTATCGTGGTAAAATCTGATATCGGACATTTGTTGTCTGGAATTGCTTTTTTACCTCTTGGACGGCTTGAACAGGATTGAATCCAGAGTGGCAACAAAAAATATCAATGTAACAAGATCGATATTCGGGATAGGTATGAATGGTAAAATGACTTTCGGATAGCACATAGGCATAAGAATATCCTTTTGGTTGAAATTGGTGACCGGTTTGTGCAACAACCGTTAATTGTAATGCTTGAACAATTTGATCAAGATAGGTTGTACCGTGATTCATGAATTCTAGTGAAGCGATATCAGGTACATCATACACATTGATTAGTACATGTACTCCAACAGGGCATCCCAATGTAATATGATTCATTGTTATGTTACATCCTATATTATTTAGGTTCTTGGGTCATAGACCATTTATCAAACTGTTGCAGTGTAAGCAATCGTCCTAGGCGAAGAGCAAGAAAATCCTTCATGTGTTTGCGATCGGTCTCTTTCCAGGAGGGAAGAACCGATAAACGCTCGATTAGTTCCGTTTTTGTGCCATCCACAGTAGGCCATTGAATCGTCCAACCTTTTTGTTCGATAGAACCAAGCCATTCGGATAGAAAGGAGAGTAGAGGTTTCGCATGGCTTTCTGATGGAACCGCTACCCAACGACCACGATAATCTGCAATCCAAATGGGTACATCTTGCTTCCACGTACATGGATCAGTCGAGAAGATAATTTCACCTTTGATGGCATCATCTTCTACTTTTGTATCATCTTCAATCTTCTCTTGAGTTGTCTCCTTCATAAGAACAAATTGTAGATTACATAAATGATTGATTCCCATGTATAACTCCGCACAATCCTTATCATCCAAATGTTTTCCATTGAAGGCCTCTCCAATCAAGTCGTGAATCTTTCTGCGCTTTCGTGAGATCGAACCATTTTTAAGCCCATCGGTTTGTTGTTGAAGTTGTGTGCTCAGGTCAATCAATTGTTGAATACGAACATTTTGAGGAGACAATGCATAATAGGTTGGATCTTGAATGCATGCCACCACACTAAGAATCGTTGATGGAGTAAGTGTGCAAGAAGTATATCCTGGCAGGCATAGTGTATCCATGGAAACATCTTGGGTGGAGGTAGGAATCTCAATCGGATTCAGGGAACGAGTTCGATTGGGATTCTTTTCGGCAAAAGCAAGTAATTCAGCATAGCTTACGTTTTGGTATTTCTTCTGAGGGGTCGTCATAATCTATTGATCTATCGTCAATATGCTTTACATTCAAATTTATGCGGTAGTGTCTTCCGTATAGTTCTCGTTTTGTTGACGAATGGTTTCAAGATCTTTTAGACGATCTTCATGTACTTGACGAGTTTTAAGACAAAAATGAATGTATTCTCGGATTTGAGTGAATGCTTCATCCGATAAGGAGGTTAGATCAAAAAAGATACCATTTGAATTTTCACTATAAGATACTTTTAGTTTTCGAATGATTCGAAAGATTTCCTCCTGTTCTGGTTTTACAAGAGCCTTGATGGTTTCAAAGATTGCTTTACGTTCTTCGTAGTTTGTCATTCCTAATTCCGTATAGATGTTTGGAGTTTCATGATAACCGCATGGGTATTACTCGTCATCCTCTTCTTCCGATTCGGATTCGGATTCGGATTCTTCCGATTCAGTGTTTGTCGTGTTGTTGTTTGTTGTGTTGTTGTTTGTATTTGATTCGGATTCGGATTCGGATTCGGATTCGGATTCCTCAGAAGAGGATTCTGCATTTGTTTCAGAATCCGAAGAGGATTCCTCCATGTCACCGTGATCTGCATTGCTAGATAAGAAGACACCACTTGCAAGAATGTAGGCATCATTGATGGCAAACTTAGATCGTTTCAATTCAACCAATACTTCATCACCCACTTGAACATCCTCAAACTCAGGCTGGTTTAAGTGTAGATCACGAGGAACTTGAATGCGAATGGCATCCTGATAGTTGATGTAG